ACGGGATCGCGCCCTTTGCTTCGCCTAGCAACTTGCAACTTGACACAAGCCGCGGGCGGGAGTAACTGTAGCCCTACGCTTGTTGAATGTAGCAAGCAGCGGGGAGCGACGGAGCAGGCGGACGGGACGCAGCGACGGGAGGAACACCACATGAGCGGTCTCAGGACGATGAAGCGGTCGATGGCGAAGGCGCAGGGGATCCCGACGCGGCGCGGGCCGGCGAAGGGGACGACGGGCAAGGTGAAGGGCCCGGCGCGGTCGCCGTCGCTGGCGGAGGTTCACGTGGCGGCGCGGCGCGAGGCGCGGGCGAAGGCGGCGGCCGAGACGACGAAGGCCGCGTAGGGCGCGAAGCGACGGGAGGAACGGACGATGGCGACGAAGAACGAGCGGGACCGGCAGATCGATGCTTGCGAGTGCGCGTGCAGCAATCCCGAGGGCCGCGCCGAGTTCGCCTGCAACTGCTCCTGCCACGGCGAGGAGTGCAAGGGCTGCGGGACCGCCGCCGGGTTCGGCTGCGAGGAGTCCTGCCGCGGCCGCCACGTTCACGAGAAGGCGGCGTAACCCCATGCCCTCCACCCACGATCTCGCCCAGTCCTACCTGACGGAACTCCGGGACCGTACAGACGCCCTCGGAGAAGGGCTCCTCTCCGACGAGGAGTTCCGGGATCAGCAGATCGCGACGTGGGAGCAGATCCACGCCGCTCCGCAGGTAGAGCGCGCGGTGCTCAGGATGCTCCGCGCGGGAGGGTGGTAGGTCATGGCCTCCGCGCTCTCCTCCGCGCCTCTCGTCGAATGCGACGACTGCCGCGATCTCATCGAGTCCGGCGAGGTCGTGATCCTCGATGGCGTCCCGGCCTGTGCCCCATGCGCCCTGACCGCCGCGGCGCACACCCTGTCGGCCCTGCTCTACCCGGGGTGGTCCCCGCTCCCCTCCTCGCTCCGCTCCGCCGAGGAGTCGCTCCGGGCGATCCGTCCTCTGCTGGCCCGCGTCGAGTCCCGGGTGCGCGAGGAGCGGCGGAAGCAGACCGGCGGGGTGGCGGAGTTGCTCGCCCCGAGGCCGAGTCACGAAAGGGCGATTCCTGAGGAGGCGTGACCATGGCGACCCGCGAAGAGATCCAGGCCCGCATCGACGACGCCACCGCCCGCGAGAAGGCGGCGATGCTCGAGCGCCATCGCGCGGAGGCGGAGCTCGCCGCCCTCGATGGCCGTGAGTGGGACCGCCAGTACCACGAGGCGTACGCCGATTCGCAGTCCGGCGTGCCGGGCGGGCACGAGCGGTTCTGGGCGCTCGTCAGCGAGCGCGACGCGCGCGACGTCATCTCCGGGGCTAAGGCGCTCACCGACTTCATGCCCTACGAGCGCCCCGGGATCCAGCGCGCGATGGAGCGGATCCGCGCCGTGGACGCCAAGGAAGCGACTCCATGATTACCCCCCTCCTCGTCGCCCATTACAGCGCCTTGGCCTACTCCTTCACCCTCGAGGCCGACGCCTACCGGGCCCGTGAGAGGGCGGAGAGCCTCGACCCCAACGCCAAGCCGGAGGCGAGAGCGCGGTCGGTCGAGCACTGCCGCCGGCACGCCGAGTTCTGCGCCAGCGCGGCCGACTACTACGCCGCCAAGGCTCGCGGAGAGAACCCGCCGGTGGAAGTGAGCGACGCGGCTTAACGACCTCGGCGCGCCTCGGGCGCGTGAGAGGGGGCGGCGGTCTCCTGGGAATTCGCCCGGGGCCGCCGCCTCCCCGAGAAAGCAGGACGCCATGGACGTCACGAAGTTGATCGCCACAGCCGAGACGATGGAGCCGGCGAAGCCCCTGGGCGCCACCCCGGAGATCGAGGCGTACCAGGACGACAGCAACGAGGAGGTGTACGGGCTCGCGTGGCGCGTCACCGATCTCGCCGCCGCGGACTGGGCGCTGCGCCGCGTGGCGGAGTGCGAGGCAGAGGCCGAGGAGATCCGCCGGCAGGCCGAGGAAGCCATCGCCCAGATCGAGGCTCGCAAGCGCGACCTGACCGAGAAGGCGATGCGCGGCGCCGCCTACTTCCGGTTCCAACTCACCCGGTTCGCGGAGGAGCAGCGAGACGCGCTCCTCAAAGGCAGCAAGAAGTCGCGGGACCTGATCCACGGCCGCATCGCGTTCCGGTCCTCGCCCGAGCGGCTCAAGGTCTCGGACCCCGAGGCGCTGTCCGCGTGGCTCGCTGTTCAGCCGGTGGAGCGCGGCCTGTACCGGGTGGAGCTGAAGCCGGAGATGCGCGCCCTCCAGGCGCAGTTCAAGGAGACCGGGGAGATCTTCCCGGGGTGCGAGGTGGAGCCGAGCCGCGAAACCGTCTCAATCACGGCGCTGGCCCCCGAGGCCGCGCTGATGAAGAAGGGAGCCTAACGTGTCCAACGTCACCGCCATCGCCACGTGTTCCCCGGTTCCTCCACAGTGGTCCGAGGACCAGCGCACCCTGATCAAGCGCACCGTCGCCCCCGACGCCACGAACGACGAGCTGGCGATGTTCCTGCACGTCGCCGCGAAGGCGGGGCTCGACCCGCTCCAGAAGCAAATCTGGTTCGTGAAGCGCCGGCAGAAGGTCGAGAAGAACGGGCAGGAGTCATGGGAGGACCGCGTCACCATCCAGGCCGGCGTGGACGGGCTCCAGGCGCGCGCCCTCCGGATGCCGGACTGCGAGGGCATCCAGTCCGCGGTGGTCTACGCCAAGGACGACTTCGTGTTCGATAAGGCGAAGGGCGAGGTGGTCCGCCACCTAGGCAACCCCTTCGGAGCGCAGGGCGACATCGTGGGCGCGTGGGCCATCGTGCGCCGCGCCGGCAAGACCCCCTTCGTCGCCCTCATCCGCTTCTCGGAGTACGTCGACCTTCGGTCGTTCCTCTGGAAGAACAAGCCGACCGTGATGATCGAGAAGGTCGCGCGGTCCACGGCCCTGCGGCGCGCCTACCCCGAGAACTTCGGAGGCATCTACGACCCCGCGGAGATGGGCAAGGACGCCTCACCCGAGGCGATGAAGGCGATCGAGTGCGAGGTCGTCGAGGTGAAGCACGACCCGGCCCCGGCCGCAGCGCTCCCCGCCACCGGCAAGGTCGAGGTGCCGCCCCCGGCCGCGGCGCGCACGGTCGAGGTGCTCCCGCCGGCTCCCCCGAAGTCCTCCGCCCCCCCGCCCTACGTGATGGCGATGTGGGAGCGGCTCGTGAAGCAGGAGGGCGGGAACAAGAAGTTGGCGAAGGCCCACTGGGACAAGGCGGCCCAGGCGGCTGGCGCCCCCATCGAGTCGAAGGACTGGACCCCGGAGCACGCCGCCGCCGTCGCTGACCACCTCTGGCCCAAGGACGTCCCGTGACCCTCTCCACCACCGCCCTCCGCGCCTTGAAGCGCAAACAGCGCGAGGGGTTCGTCGAGCTTGCCGCCGCCATTGCCTCCCTGGAGGCCGAGATCCGCAAGTCCAAGGCCAAGGCGATCCCCAAGCCCGAGGCGCCCGGACTGACCAAGGAGCAGCGCAAGGAGGAGAGGAACAAGCGCGCCGCCGAGATCCGCGCCGAGGTGATGAAGCGGGCCGATGGCCGCTGCGAGTTCTGCCACCGCGAGGGGTTCGTCCTCGAGTGGCATCACATTTTCGGTGCCGGCGACCGGACGCACAAGGAGTCCTCCGAGAACACCGCCGCGATCTGCGCCGACTGCCATCACCGGGGGTGGGCGAAGAACGAGCCGCAGACGTTCCGGGACGCGAAGGCGTGGGCGATCCTCAACTTCTTCGGGGATGCGCTCCGGGAGATCGAGCACCGGATGGCCCTCTCCGAGGCGGCCCCCACGAAGCACCGGAGGGTCGGCTAGTGGACGCCCCGGCCATGATCCCCACGATCCCCGAGTCGCGCCTCGACGAATGGGAGCGCGAGGCCCGAGCGTGGCTGGACGCGGGCGCGGAACTCGACCGCGACCCGATGCAGGCCATCGACGACATGGCGCGCCGGATCGTGACCCTCGTTCCGTTCGTCCGTGCCGCCCCCCCTCCCCCGACGACGCGGCCCCCGACGACGAGGGAAGCGTTCGACCTCATCGTCGCATTCGAGTCGGCCGTCGATGCCTTCTGGCAGCCGGAGCACGACGGCAGCGACGAGAAGTGCGCAGCCGCCCGGGACGCTCTCCTCGACTACGTGGACGCCCTCGCGCGGAGGGCCGAGGAGGCGGAGCGGCTGGCCCGGCAGGTTCACTGCAACGAGCCGCTGCACTTCGACTCGTCCGTGCTCCACCGCGCGGAGAAAGCCGAGGCCGCCCTCGCCGCCTCCGAGTCCCGGGCCGCCGCGGCTCTCGCCAGGGTGGGGGCGCTGGAGGAGCCGGCGGTGGTTGCGGTTCACGCGCTACGCATCCTCGCAAACCACGACGGTTCGGAACCGCTCAACGGTTCGCTGTTCCACGGCGTCCCGTGGCTGACGGCGGTCACGAGGGCGTGCGACGGGTTGGAGGACGCCCTTGCGCCCGCCTCCACGACCTCAACGCAGCACGCCAACAAGGAGGACGCCGATGAGTGAAGCAGGCCTCGCCAAGACGCTGACGGAACGGGTGATGGACCTCGCGCACCGCTACGCCGTGGCGGTCGGTCGGGGGATGCTCGATGGCCCTGGACCGGCGGATGCGGCGCGCTTCTACCTCCGCGCCGCGGTCGAGTCGGTGTGTCGCGTCGCTGCGGAGTCGCCCTCGGTCCACTCGCTGACGCTCCCGGACCCCGCCGCCCTCGCCCCCGCTTCCCCTGCGCGGTCCTGCCTCTGGCACTCCGACTGCGACGCGGCGGACCGGGCGCTGCGTCCGGGCGTCGCTCCGTCGCATCCCCCGATGCCCCGGCCCGCGGCGCCCGCTACCCCGACCCGGGACCCCGCGTTCTGGACGTACCAGCCCGGGACCTTCGAGGCGCGGTGCTCCTGCCCACGTCACCCTGATGCCCCGATGCGCCGCTTCGGGGATCTGGCCCGGTGCTCGGAGTGCGGGGATGCGGTGAACCTCTGCTACGAGACGCTCGGGTCGAAGGAGTGCGTCCGCGAGAAGGGCCACCCGCCCGACATGCACACGTCCAAGAGCGGCACGTCGTGGTCCGCGCCCGCTCCCCCGGGAGACGCGCGGACCCCGGCCTACGACTACACGGCCGCCTACGCATCGAAGGGCGGCGAGATCGTCCACGCGGTCCGCGCCGAGTGCTCGATGACCGCGGAGTGCGCCGCGGACGTGACCAAGATCCATGGCGTCGCGTTCGACCGCTCGTCCGCGTTCGCCTGCCGCAACTGCCTGCGCGCCATCGCTCGGCGCGAAGGTTCCCCCTCCCCCGCCTCCGACCCCGAACCCGAGAAGGAGTGAACCGATGACCGAGAAATCGTGGGTGCCGTACGACGTGATCGTGTCGAGCGAGACCGCTCCCGACGACAACTACGTGGAGATCGACGCCCCCGCGCCGTGGGTGACTGGTCCCGACGCGGACGGTCTCCTCTGGATCCATGGCGAGACGGGAGGCTGCCGGGGAGCCGTCTCGGTGCGCGCGGAATCCACCACTGGGCGCGCGTTCGCTGGGTACGTCCCGCCCACCCCCGCCATCCCCGGACCCGCCTATGTCGCCGCCTCGCTCGGCGCCGCGCTGGGTGCGCTTGGTGGCCCCGCCTCCGACCCCGAGAGGAAGTGAACCCCGTGTGCATGGCCTGCAACAACCGGCTCTGCGGCGTCTGCCACCATCGCTTCGGCGAGCATCGGGTTGGTGACGATGCGTGCCCCGGCGGCGCGCCCGGAGAGTTCCGCGAGACGACGTTCCAGAAGTGGACGCCCTCCCGCTCCCCGTCCTCCCCCGAGACCGACCCCGCCCCGACGAAGGAGTGAACACGATGGCTCGCAAGCAGAAGCGCACCGCCGAGGCATTCATCGAGAAGGGCGAGATCGTCATCCGCATCGCGATCGACGTGCTCCCGAGCGCGTACCAGGCCGGGATCGACATCGGCGCGATCGAGCCCGGGTTCAAGATCACGAACGCGCGGAAGTTCGCCCCCGAGGTCGTGCGCGCCCTGAACGACGAGGACGAGGAGGGAACGACCCCGATCCACCGGCTGTTCGATGCCGCCTGCGAGGAGGCGATCGAGCAGGGCGCGGAAGGCGTCGAGGAGTCCCCCGAGACCGACCCCGAACACGAGGAGACCGCACCGTGAGCGCGTTCATCACCTGCCCTGCCTGCGGGTACGTCGATCGCGAGACGGCCGACTACCCCGACGGCCTCGCGCGCGACGGCGACACGGCCGAGACGTGGTGCGATGTCTGCGACGCTAGGTTCACTGTCACCGTTTCGGTGACCTACGACTTCAGCGCCGCCCCGTCCCCCTCCTCGCCGTCGAAGCAGAGCGAGGCCGGCATCCGTCGCTGCGAGAAGCCTCCAGCCGTCTGCGAGGGCTTCGTGGGGACCGGACCCTGCGACCTGTGCGCCTCCTCTCCCAAGGGCGGCACGACCCCAGAGAAGGAGGAGCACGATGGCCGCGACTAAGGCGCTGAAGTCTTGCGCTACGTGCGCCCACTTCCGCGAGCCCGAGCGGCGCTGTTGGGACCTCGGGATCGCGGTTCGCCCCGACGACGTGTGCGACGGATGGAAGGCGAACCCCGAGCGCGTCGCTCTGCTGAAGATCGCGCGGGCTGCTCGCCGCAACGCAGGACTCCCGGAGGAGGACGCGAGCCATGAGTGAACGACTGACGGACGAGGAGTTGGCTGACGCGGAGGGTCTCGTTCGGTGGTGGAGGGACGACCCCAACATCCGGCGACGTGTGCCTGGGGTGGCGGCGATCATCGACTACGCCGATCGGCTGCTCGCGGAGGTCCGCGCCTCCCGCGCCTCCTCTCCCCCCGACGCCGCCGTGGCCGAGATCCTCGCCACCGTCAAGGCCGTGATGCCTGACATCGCGGATTGTCACCGGGCGATCGAGAGGCTCAGCGGGCCGACCGGAACCTGTCCGCCCGACTGCCGCGGGATCAAGATCGAGCCCTACGGCGAGTGGAGCGGGTGCCGGTGCCCCAGCGTCACGGGTGAGGAGCGCGCGTGCGACTGCCCGCAGCACCGGCGCCTTCGCTCCCTGGCCGCGCCGTCCGACTCGCCCCCCGCGCGCGAGAGCGGCGAAGGCGGAGAGGACCCGATCACGCGGCGGCTCCGGGAGCGTCGCGCGGAAGGGTTCCTCGCGGCGCGCGCCGAGGACATCGCCATCCTGGAGACGGCGGCGGGGATGCAGACCAAGCCCGATCGCTGGGCGGCCATGCGCGAAGCTGCCGACATGCTCCGCGCCCTCGACGCCCCGTCGCCCACGGGGGCGGGGACGGACGCGCCGAGCGGCACTGTCCACGTCGACGACGGACAGGGGTGGAGGAACCCGACGTGACCGCCCTCCTCCTCGCCGCCCTCCTCTCGGCGTCGCCGGCGACGGTCCCGGCGACCCTCGACCGCGTCGCCGTGGCGCTGAAGCACCTAGAGCGGCTCCAGGCCGCGGCGCGCCGCCTCGACGAGGCGGAGGCGGCGATCCTGGCGGCGAGGACCTCCGCCGAGCGCCGGGCCGCCTGGCGGGCCTGGTCGGCCGCCCGGACCGAGCTCCGGACGGCGGGAGGGGCGAGGTAAGGGTGAGCCCGCTTCCCCAACTCCTGACCGCCGAGCAGGTCGCGGAGATCCTCGGGATCACGCGGGCCGAGGTCTACCCCTTGAAGGACGCGATCGGCTGGGTCACCATCGGGCGCCGTCGCGTCCGGTTCCACCCCGAAGCCGTCTTCGCCTACATCGAGCGATGCCGCCACCCCAGCGCCAGCGAGTCACCTCCCGCCTCTACCGCCGGAAAGACTCCCCGTTCATCTGGGCCGAGTACACGCCCGCGGGCGGCGGCTCCCCGGTCCGCGAATCCACAGGTTGCCGCGATGATGGAGCGGCTCGCACGTGGCTCGCGGCCCGTGAACTAGAGCGCGTCCGTGTCGACGCCGGCGTTCCCGTCGCCCGGCCGATCTCCCTCCTCGAGGCGACGGCCGAGTACCTGGTCCACAAGAAGCCCACCTGGTCGCCCGGCTGGTTCATCACCGTCGACGGGTTCGTGGCGAACAGCGTCCTTGCCCGCCTCGGCAAAGAGCGACTCGTCTCCTCGATCTCGCGCGCCGACGTCGAGACCTTCCGGGCGCAGGAGATCGGACGGCCCGCCCGGCTCACCCGCTGCTGCCAGCGGCCCTGGAGCGCGGCGCCGGGCGGGTGGAGCTGCTCCGGCTGCGGCGAGCCGGCGCCGGCGGACGCCGACACGATCAGCGACGCGACCGTAAACCGCCTCATGGCGGCGATGGCGGCCTTCGGCGAGTGGTGCCTCGTCGAGGGGCGCGGCTACCACACCGCGAACCCGTGGGCGCGCCACAAGCCCCTCGCCGAGGACGAGGTCGCGGTTCCCGACCTCGAGGAGGAGCAGCTCGAGCGCGTCCTCCGCGCCCTCGAGGAGCCTGCTGAGCTCCCCCAGCACGGGCGCCGGAAGTACCGCTACCCCTGGCGCCTCATCGTCGAGTTCGCGCGGGAGACCGGCCTCCGGAAGGGCGAGCTCGGGCGGATCCGCCGCGACGAGGTCCGGGACGGGGTCCTCTTCGTCACGAGCTCGCGCGCCCGGGGTCGGACGAAGAGCCGCCGGATGCGCCCGATCCCCCTCTCCGAGCGCGCCCTGGAGGTCCTAGAGCGCCTTCCGAAGCGGAAGGACGGCCTCGTCTTCGGGAAGATCGGGGACCCCCGGGCCGCCTTCCGGACCGCGGCGAAGGCCGCCGGCCTCGAGCGGCTCTGGATGCACCTCTGGCGGCACCTCTTCGCGAGCCGCCTCGCCGAGCGCGGGGCGGGGCGCCACGAGCTCCGGGACGCCGGCGGGTGGAGCTCCTCCCGCATGGCAGACCGCTACACGCACGCCCGCCTCGACCGCCTCCGGGCGCTCGTCGGGGCGCCGGCGGCGTACGGCCCGCGTACGCGCGCCACCCCCGAAAAGGAGACGGGCGGCTCGGAGTGACCGAACCGCCCGTCTTTCTTCGTCTTACTGGTGGACCCGACCGGGATCGAACCGGTGACCTCCTGAATGCCATCCAGAACGCTCGCGCGATTTTCCTTGGGTTTTTCCTGGCGGCGAGCCGTTCTGGTGCACAGGACTTCGCACGGTTAGCCGCCAGCGACGTACGGCCGGCGTACGCGCCGACGCAGGAGGATCGCGCAGGAGCGGCGATCGGCGCCACGCCCTTCCCCTGCCCCGCCCGAACCGCCGATCGCCGCAAGACGCCGGCCCCGCGCGCTCCCTCGGGCTACGCGAGGAGCAGGGGCACTACGGCTGCGGCTGGATCGCGGAGTAGCTCGTCGAGGCGAACCAGTACACCGCCACATCCTGACCGAGCGCGGCGGAGATGTTGAACCGGAAGGAGTTGGCGCCGAAATTGTCGACCCAAAACGCGCCAACGTTCTTGCTCGGCACCGCTACGACCATGTTCGGTGTGCGTCCGATCCCGGGGTTGATGGTCACGCTCGTGTTCCCAGCGGTGAGCAGGGTGGCGCCCTTCGCGGTCGACGTGCCATCGAGGCGGTCGCTGATGTTGACGTAGCGATTCCAGTCGACCATGGAATTGAGCTGCCCGCTTGAGGGCTTCCCCATGAGGTTGAAGAACACTCGGACGCTCGTCGCGCCGTTCGCCTCGACGACTGAGTAGGTGCCGTAACCGGCCTCCGGGATGAACGAGTTGTGATCGATGCCGAGGTGGGTGCAGGTGTCGTGCGTGAGCCCGTTCCCGCGGTACGGCGTCACGTTGTTGTGGTCGAAGCTGCCGACGGTGACGCTTGTCAGGTACACGGCCGAGTGCGTCCAGGGCCCCGACCCGCTGTCGTGGGCGATGATGTCGTTGTGGTCGACGATGACGTTGCTCGTCGCCAGCGTCGGGAAGCGCGAGCCGGGGATCATCTGGATCGCGGGGTTGTTGTTCTGGCTGGAGATGTAGTTCCCGCGCAGGATCGGGGACTGCGACCCGTAGATCACGATGGGATGGTCGCAGTAGTCGATCACCGAGTTACTGACGCCGACGTAGTCGTTGTACTCGGCCACCACGCCGTAGAGACACCCCAGCATCTTGGAGTGGTCGATGGATGGGCCCACGTCGAAGGGGTTAACCACGCCAGCGATCGGCGTCCCGTAGGCATGGACCCCGTACTGCGCATAGAGGAAGGTGCTTCGCGAGATGCTCACGTTCACCGAGGAGACGAGGTACACGCCCGTCAGGAAGTACCCGCCGCCCTCCGGCTCGACGAAGTGGCTATCGGTGATGAACGACTCGCGGGCGTTCACGAGCTTCACGCCGATCATCGGGTAGGTCGTCGTGCGGAAGGTGCAGCGCTCCACGGTGAGATCGCGGTACGCGCTAGCGGACGTTGTCGCCGCTTCCACGTCGATGCCGATGGCGTTCGCCCCGGCGGCATCGAACTCGATCTCGCGGAACTGGACGTCCTTGTCGTGGTTCGTGATGGTGAACCCCGAAACGCCCGCGGCGAGTTTCACGACGGACCCCGCTCCGTCGCCACTCACGGTCACGCGCTTGCCGTCGAGGTTCGTTGTCGCCGTGACGTAGTACGTTCCACGCGGCACGTAGATCCGACCGCCAGACGATGAGAGATCGGCGAAGGCCGCCGCGAAGGCCCCGGAGTCGTCCGTAACCCCATCCCCCTTCGCCCCGAAGTCCTTGACGTTGACGACGTCGGCCCAGCGGTCCTTGAGCGCCCGAGAGGTGGTCGAGCCGGTCGCCTTCACCCGGTTCGAGCTCACATCCGAGGTGGGGGACATCTGCCCGGTGACCTGGGCTCCGGCGGAGAGAAGGATGGCTACGAGGAGGGGGGTCATGCGGCACGCTCCTGGGTGATGGCCGAAATCTTCACGCGGCGGCCTCCTGTCTCAGCACTCCACGCGCATCGATCGACGCCCAGCGCTCGCTCGTCTTCCGGGTCTTCTTGGGCTCGAGGAAGATCGGGTGATGGCTTGTCACCCCGCGCGAGGGGTGCGTGAACCACAGTTCTTGCGTCGGCTCGCCGAACGGGAGGCCCCAGCCCCAGGCCAGTTCGTCGTATCCCTTGAGCGCCTGGCCGACGATGAGTCCCGGGATCGGGTACCGGAAGTGCCAGTGGCCGGCGACGAGCGTGTCGAAGTCCTGTCCGATTTCCGCGTTCCGAGCGCGCAGGGACTTCTTCCCGCGCATCAGCGGACCGATCGCCCCGATGATCCCGTCCCCGCCCTTCTGACCGATCGAGTCCTTGTCCCCGTGCAGTAGCAGGTAGCGATGATCGAAGATCCGGTATCGGAGGGAGACGCCCTCGGCGATGGCGCACGTGATCGAGCGGTCCCGATGGAAGTGCTCCGCCACCGCGTCGTAGATCATCGCGTCGGCGCTCGTCCCGACGCGGCGCTTGTGCTGGGTGAACTTCGTCAACCGCCCGTGGTTTCCAGAGACCATCGGGACGAGGACGTTTGGAGTGACCTTCTCGGCGAACGCGGTGATGACTCCACAGAGCATCCGGGCCGTGATGCGCACCGCGTCGCGAAGGTCGCACCAGTTCGTGACGGCGAGCTCCTCATGGATGCCGCCGGAGACCATGTCGCCTCCAACGGCGAGCACCATCCCGGGATATCGCGGGTTCGTGGTGTGCTTCGTCAGCATCTCGACGCCGTTCAGCGCGAGGAGCCGGACGCGGTCCTCTTGGATCGAGCGGTTGTAGCGGTTCACTCCGCCGATGAGGCGCTCGTTGATCGTCTCTCCGGTGTGCCAGTCGGTCGCGAGCACGCTCGGGACGCCGTGCTCTCCGGCCCGGGTTGTCTCCTCCGTCGCCCAGCGCGGCACGTCCACGTCTTTGACGACATGCTGCACCGCCGCGCGGGCCTCGGCGTCGCGTCGGAGCGGAGCCGTCTCCTGCTCGAGCCGGCGGAGGTCCGACCGCAGGAGTTTGTTCTCCTCCCACAGCCGGGCCGCCTCGGGGTCTCGCTTCGGCTTGCGCAGATCGGCGCGGAGTTCCTTGTTCTCGGCCTGGAGCCGAGCGAGCAGCGCGCGATCACGGTCCTGGGCCGTCACCGCTGCTTCCTCCGCCGATCGGCAACTCGGCCAGCGACGCCGTGGCGGTAGGCGAGACCATGCGCGCGGCCCTTCGGCGAGCGGTTGTAGCGGGTGCGCCGGGCCAGGCCCTTCTTGGAGTGGTTGTACCTAGCGTAGCTATCCAGGCCGCGCGGGCTGGCTCTGTAACGCCGCTGGCGCTCCTTGCCTCTCGGTGTCGCCTCGTACTTGGCGAACCGGGCCAGCCCCGCGGGCGTGGAGTCATATGGACGAGTTCCGGGCACTAGTCGTCCTCCCCGTGCGGCATGTCGTCGTCGACGACCAGCGGGATCTCGGGAGCGCCTTCGATTGCCTCCTCGATCTCCCTGCTGTCCTCGAGCAGGAAGGCGCTCACGGCCGGCACCTCGCCTCGACGGGCTCGCAGTCGATCCGGGCCGCAAGGCAGAGGCGGTACACGTTCCGCGCCGAGGCGCACCGGGCCGCGCGCTCCTCGCTCACGTAGTCGTCCATCTGCTGACGCTTCGCCTCGAGCCCCGTGAGATGGGTGTCGAGGCGGCGATCGATCGCGTACACGTAGGCGAAGGGAGGCCCGAGGATTCCGACGAGCACGACCGCGACGGTGAGGGTTCTGCGGTAGTCCCGGGGCAGCCGGGAGGGGGCTTCGAGGGGTAGATGGGGGCTCATCCGGAATCTCCTGGGGCGTTCGTCGCGGGCGGCACGGTCCCGGGTTGCGCTGGAGGGAGAGCGCGGTCCGCCGCCGTCCCGCCGTCAGAGACGGGCTCCGGGGCGGGCTCGACCTTCACCCCGGCGGCGCGGGCGCCGAAGACCGCCGCCGCCGCGACCCGCAGCGCAGGCCCCACCCACCATGGAGCCCCGAGCGCGGCGACGATCGCCACGACGAGGCCGACGACCAACCCCGGGTCGAGCGAGGCCACTGCCGCTGCCGTGGTGGGGAGCGCCGCGGGGTCCATGGACTACCGCGCCCCCTTGCCGAGCCCGAGGATCCAGTCCCGTTGCGCCGGCACGCCGAGTCCGAAGCGCTCCGCCTCGTCGAGCGCCGCACGCGGCTCCCAGCCCTGCACGAGCACGCGAAACGCAGCGACCATGCAGCCGGTGCGGCCCTTCCCCGCCTCGCAATGGACGTAGACGGGCGCCCGGAAGTCGACGGCGAGAAGGAAGTCGGTCACCTGCTGCTGGGTCGGGACGGTGTTGTCGCGGATCGGGATGTTGATGGGTCGGAGGCCCGCAGCGCGGACCTCCTCGTCCTGGACCCGCTCCGAGCACAGGTTCACGACGGCGCGCACCCCGCGGCCCCACATCGCCACGAGCCGCTCCTTGGAGGGCCACGAACCGCGGATGAGGACGCCGGGATAGACGTCGGCCGCGTAGGCGGTGACCGGGTAGAGCGGCCCGCCGACGCGCTCCTCGGCCTCGCCGAGTTCCTCGGCGGCGCCGGAGACGAGGCGGTCCCAGAGCTTGCGGAGGAGTCCCACCGTCGCCGCCTAGAACTCCAGCGTGGGAGCGCCGTGGATGATGTCTGCCGGGTCGGGCCCGAAGCGGTGCGCGTACAGCACCGCGCCGTGCAGCGAGAGCTGGGGCGAGAGTTTCAGCTTTGGGCTCACGATGCCGGCAAGAACCTGCCCGACCGGCTTCGAGGTCGAGTCGAAGGCGATCGAGCCGCCGGCGATGACGCCCGCCTCGAGGAGTCGCCTCGACGTGAGCGAGTAGAGGCCCGCGATCTGCGCCTGCCCGAGGTACGCCTTGTGCGTCAGGTCGTAGCCGAAGGCGATAACGGAAAGGTTCGGGCGCAGCGTCAGATCGGCCGAGAGGTCGAGGGCGAGCGGGTTCGCCGGAACGGTGGCGGGCGCCGCCGCCGCGGCGTCGTCAGCGCGGGCGACCCGCGGAGCGGCCAGGGCGATGAGGGCTCCGGCGATGACAGCGGCGCCGAACAGGAGCGCGAGGGCCCGGGGCGTGACGAAGCCCGGGGGAGCGGGCGGCGCCGGGACGGGCGCGGGGGCCGGAACCGGAGCCGCGGGGTCCTTGAGCAACTCGTCCGGGTGCTTCCAGCCGACGAGGATCGCGCGGATGGCCTTGCCGACGGGCGAGGTTGGGGACGTGAAGCGCCGCGCGAGGAGCAGCGCCGCGTACACCGCCGGGAGCGCGAGCAGGATCACGCTCTTGTACTTGGCGAGGAACGGGATCTGGCTGATCACGTCGATCGGGTCGATCTGGATGTCCTGTGCCAGGGCGAGAGCGGGCGCGAGGCAGAGGGCGAGGACGGTGAGGCCGACGATGCGGGTGAAGCGGGTCATGCGATCTCCCTGGACCCGCGCACGCGGATCCCGTTGAACGGCGCGTCCGGCGGAACGAACCGGAACCGCGTGTGGCACTGGCTGCACTCGTGCGTCGACTGGAACCGCTCGTCCGACGCCTCGAGCATCTCGGACGAGCCGGAGACGTCCCTCGAGCCGCAGCGAGGGCAGGAGGGGGTCACGCGACCTCCCGGTGCAGGCGGTCGGGTGTCAGGGACGGCGAGTAATATTCATCACCATGAAACCGAATACGGCTGCCGACTTCTGGCGCAAAATCAACGTTGCCGGCCCGGTCGTGGACAGGATGAACACACCGTGCCGTGTTTGGACCGCCGCGAGGTTCACGAGTGGGTACGGTCGGTTCAACTGGAGCAACGGCAGCGTCTACGCGCACCGCTTCGCGTGGGAGCGGATCAACGGGCCAATTCCGCCAGGTCTCGACGTCCTGCATCGCTGCGACAACCGGCTTTGCACCTTCGCGGATCCCGATCCGCTCGTCAGTCACCTGTTCCTGGGTTCCCCGGCCGACAACGCCGCCGACATGGTTGCGAAGGGTCGACAGGCGAGGGGAGAGCGCCACGTGTCCCGGGTGCACCCGGAGCGCGTTCCGCGCGGATCTCGCCACGGATCCCGCACCAAGCCGGATCGGCTCGCCCGCGGTGACTGCAACGGCTCGCGACTCCATCCCGAACGCCTCGCCCGGGGCGAAGCCCAGTGGTCCGCGAAGCTCACCGAAGCCGACGTCACGGAGATCCGCCGCGTTTACGGCGCCGGAGGCGTGCGCCAAGTCGATCTGGGGGCGCGCTTCGGCGTATCGCAGGCAATCGTGAGCAAGATCGTTCGCGGAGTGCTGTGGCGTCACGTTCGCGCTCCGTGTGTGGACGTCAACCGGTCGGGGTAGGCGGCCAGCAGCGCGTCTCGTAGTTCGAGGACGTGCCGGCCGTAGTCGGGCTTGCCCGACGGGCCCGGTGTCGTCGCGATGTCAGGGTCCCCGGCGTCCATCCCCGCCTTCACGCGCGAGAGGCTTGTGTTGTAGCGGGCCGCGATGGCGCGCTCGTAGAGCGGATGTCCGACGTACTCTGCGAGCTCGCGGCGAGCCCGGTGCAGCATCGCGCACGCCGCGGCCGCCTGGCGGTCCACGGCCCACGGCGCCGGTGCGATGAGGTCTCGCACGTCGCCCAGAACGTCGAGTTGCCAGATCCCGCGCCCCCACCCCTTGCCGTCCTGCGGGATTGCGTAGGGGGGCTGGACAACCTGCCCCGCCTTCTTCGGAGCGACCCACCCCGCCGGCAGGTTCCCGACGATCTGGACGCCCTGCTCCTTGAGCCAGTGCCCGACGCGCGCGCACCAGTCTCCAGAGCCGTCCGGACCCTTCGGCGTGTAGCCGGGGCAGGTTCCCATCCATGTCTCGCGGAGCCCGATGGCGCAGAGGAGGGCGACCCCTTCCGGCTTCGTCCCGGCCGCCGAGGCGTACATCCCCGAGCCCTGCGCGATCTCTTGCAGGTACGGCTCGACGAGGGCGAGATTCGACTTGCCCATGACTACCTCCCGAACGCACCTAGACTACGGGTCGGGGCGGGTAACGTTGCGTCGCACCTCACAGGTTCCCCATCGACACCCACGTTCCCGGGGTCCCGCCGACCGTGCACTGCCAACCCTTCGGTTGCCCCACCGTCGCGGCGGAGTTGAAGACGACGTCGCCCTGGTTCCACGTTCCCGAGGTCGGAGCGGTAGCGGCCCAGAAGACCCGGAAGGTCCGGATCGTCGCGTCGATGCGGTCAACGTCGGGGGAGGCCAAGGGTCACACCCCGAGTACGGCTGGCCGTGCTACGCTGGCGTGCCATGAAATCGGCCGCTCTGCTCATGCTGCTGATGATCTCCTTCCCCGTGCTCGCCGATGACACATGGAGCAGCGGGGACGGGGTGCGCGAGTTGACCTTCGCGTCGCTTCTACTTGTCGACTGCTCGCAAACCCTATGGATGGTGGGGCATCCCCCGGATCCGCGCCGTCCGCCTCCACTCTGGGGCGACGAAAGCAACATCGTCCTGGGCCCGCATCCCAATCGGCTCACAGTGGTCTCGTACACTACCGGAGCGCTCGCAGCGCACTTCACGATCGCCCTCCTTCTTCCGAGGCCATATCGCGAGATTTGGCAGGTAACCTGGATTGGAGTGGAAACCGCGGTCGTTGGCATGAACTATTCCGCAGGACTGCGCCTGTCGTTCTAGGATCTCCTACTGGGTAGAGAACGAGACGCTGTCCATGTAGAAGATGTTCCCCGCTCCACCGGCAGACTGCATCTGGACGTTGCCGGACGTATCGATGGTGGTTCCGATTGCGGCGGCAGCGGAGAACCCGAACACCATCGCACCCCGGATCGCTGGAGGCTGAAACCCTGCCGGGAGAGTGACAACCGTAGTGCTGGCCGATCCGGCCGTATTGGTGATTCGGCCGCGCAGGTAAACGACGCCATAAGCGTCCTTGCGATAGGCCAGCGCCTGATCCCCGGAGCCATTCGTCCATCCGGCCGTGGGAGAAATGGTCGTCCAGACCGGAGACGCAGTGATGGTCAGGACCCCGCCGATCGTCACCGTCCCCGCGAACTGCGCCCACCCCGTCTCGATTTGCCCCGCCGCGGTGTGCTCCCACCGCTTCACGCCGCCAATGGACAGGCCCACGTCGTTCGTTCCGATCCGGTAGAAGCCGGTGGTCGGCTCGAGGCCGAACGTGAGCCCCGGGAGCCCGGCCACGCCGTCCACGCACTGCGCGGGAGCCTGGAAACCGCCCTTGCCGCTTCGGCTGACGCTGTCCGTCAAGGCAGCGGCGTAGTCCGCGAACTGCGTGTTGAAGACGCTGCTGTTGATGGCCGTGCCGGATACGAAAGTTGGGGCGGTATTGGAGTACGTCCCGGACGAGTTGCGGGCCGCGAGGGCGACCGTTCCGGCCGCAGCGAGGGCGACCCCCAGGGCGACCCCAACGGTGGTGGCGATGGCCTTACGCATGAGGTACGCTCCTAGATTGTGCTGCGCTGGGTGGTCCGACTCGGTCTTGCGGTGCTTGCCTTCACGAGCGAGTGCATCACTGACCCTCCTGCTCGTGCGCTGCGGCAAGCTGGAGGCGCAGGCGCGGCGCTAGCGTCTCGTTCCTTGCTTCCATCGCACGGGCCATCGCTGCCGACAGGGACAGCGGGGCTGCCTCCGGCGAACCGGTGAGCTCGAGGCGGGTGCGAGGGTCGAAAAGGAAGCGCTGGGCGGCCCGCGCATTCAGCGCCCTCGACAGCGGTCCGATGAGCTTGTCTCCGAGGGGCATGGAGTCGAGCACCCGACCTCCCCAGCCAGTCGGGGGGGCAGGGGCGAACACGTCCTCCATGGCCTGCCCGTAGGCCTGAAGCGGTCCACCGCGGCCCTCCTTGGCAGCGCGCGGTCCAACGGCCTTCTGGTTCGATCTCAGAAGCTGCCGTCCAGTGAAGGCGTCCCCGCCGGACGGGATCGCCCCCTCGATCGTCTCAAGCATGGCGAACCGGCGATCGATGGCCGCGAGTTCCGCAGCCTCGGCTGGAGTCAACGAGTCGTTGATCCCCTTGGTGACGAGTTCTTCGCCTCGGCGAAGCGCAGCGACCTTCCGAGCGTCCCCGGCCGCCGTCGCCGCGACCCGGCTCTCGCGCATCAGGCTTCGGGTGTTCTGGAGGTCGCCCACCGTCAGCGGTGCGTGAGGGAGCGACGTGAGCGCGTCCGTCGCCTCCGACTGGACTGCGGCACGCATCGAGTCGGGGATCGCTGGTTGAGGGACGTTCGGCGCGTCGTACACCCCGGCGGCGGCATGAGACGGGACGGGCTTCTTGTCCATCGCCGCGTACTCCCCGGAGAGCATCTGCCGGGCGTCGCCCAGCGATCTCGGGAGATCGTCCGGCAGGGGCGCGTTCCCGCCCTTGACCGCGTGCTGTACGGCCTGGACGTTCGCCTTGCGTAGCGCGGCCTCGCGCTGAGTGAGCAGGCCCTGCCAATTCTTCTCTGCTGCCGCCTCGGCTTGCCCCAGGAACGTCCCGGGGCCGGCGCGCTGACCCGTCGTGAGGTTGTCCACCCCGTGCGACCGGAGTAGCGCCGCCGCGGGGGTTTCGGCGATCCGGGGCGCCTCGAGCACCTTCTGCGGCTTGAGCCCCTTGGTCATCCCGACCGCCGCGAGCGGGTTCACGACCGCCCCGAACCCCTCCTCGGCCATTCCGCCGAGGGTCGGCATTCCCGTGGCCTCGCCGACCTTCCTGCCCACGTACTCGGCGGACTTGGTCCACGGCGCCATGAGCCGACCGACGGCGCCCACGAACCCCTTGCCCTCGTCGGTCCGCGGCGAGTAGGTCAGCGCGTCCTGAACGAGCGCGCGCTGCGGCCTCGCCCCGGCCATGCCCTTCCCGCGGGCGAGCTGGATCGCCGCCGCGCCGAGGCCCGCCGGATAGGCCAGCGCCGAGGAACCCACCGCGGCGAGCCCCTCGAGCCCGCCGAGCGCCATCCCGCCGGGCGTGATCTCCCGCACGTCCTCGCCGCGCCTGTGCGACGGGATGGTCTTGACCTCGGACAGGTAGGCATCCGGGTCGAATCCGCCGGGCGTGTCCGCTGCGTAGGCGTCGGGATCGAAGGCCATCTAGAGCCCCTTCGCCTTCAGCTTGGCCGCCACCCCCGCCGCCTTCGGGTGGTCCGGGTGGGTTTTGAGCCACTCCATCGCCGCGAGATCGTCCGGCGAGGGCTTCGCCGCCTCGACAGCCCCGGACGCCACCGCGGCCGGCTGCCTCGGAACGAGGTTCCCCTTCTCGTCGATATCCCAGCCGAAGTGCCCTGCGGTCTCGCGGGCGACATCCGGATTTCCCTTGATCAGCCGCTGGTGCTTCCCGACGCGCGCCGAGACCGCCTTGTTGAGCGCCTCCTGCGCGGCCTGGGCTTCGCGGTTCGCGGACTCCAGGTAGAGCTTCACGAAGGCCTGCTGTCCGGCGTCCTGCGGATGAGCCGTCACCCACTGAACCAGGTCCGCGACCTTGCTCGAGCCGGTCTTGGGGGTGAGCTCCTCGATCAGGTTCTGGGCGGGCTGCCCACCGTTGCTCACGAGCTGGGCCAGCGCCGTCGCGGTCTCCTTCATGAACTGCGGCGGGATCATGTCCTTGATCGTCCCGTCCTCGTTCGTGACGAGCTTGCGGAGTCGGATCGCCGCGTTGAGCCGGGCCTGGTTCTTCTGGATCTCCCCGGCGCCCTTGCCGTTCGGGTCGAGATCGGCGCCGAAGGCCTGGTTGGCCTTGTCGAGCTGCTTGCCGAACAGCGGGTAGAACGCGGTGCCGCCGGGAGCCGCGGCGGCTGCGGGCTTCGTCGGGTCGACGAGTCGCGGAGTCCGGGGCGCCGCCGGAGCGGGAGCGGGAGGAGAACCATCGGCCGATGGCGCAGCGGCCGGTGCTGCCGGCGGGACTGCCGGCGCCGGAGCGCCTCGCCCGCCACCGATGAGCAGGCGCGGCGGAGAAAGCTGGCGTCCCGGAGCACCGTCCGGACCAACCGAGCGCGTCTCCAGGGTGTGCGTGTTGACGTAGACCTGCTGGCCGCTGTCAAGGGTCTTGATCTGCCACCCCATCATCGACTGGCGGGCGCCGTAGATGTCCGCCATCATCCGGCGCTCGGCCAGCTTCTCGCGCGGCCCGATGACGTGGGTCAGGGCGGGCCCCGGAACGTTCTCGAGCGAGCCGGCCGGCGCGCCGAGTTCGTATCCCAGGTCTCGCATGGCCCCCGCGTACTCGGGGCTCGCCTCGGCCTGGTTCTGGATCTGCGCCTTACGCATCTGTTCGGCCTGGAGTTGGGCCTGTGGACGATGCTGAATCGCCGCGACCGCCTGATCGGATTCGTGCTGGCCCATCGTCCCCAGTGCGCCTCCGGTCGGATCGCGGTCTCCAGCGAGGGTCTTCAGGATGAGCCCTGTCCCCTGCATCGCCTGGGCGCGGCGAGACATCGCGTCGGCGCGCGCCTTGGCGAGGGCATCGTCGCTGCCGTAGATGTCGAAGAGGTCCGAGGCGTCCATGGCTTTACCCGTAGTTCGCGGGGTCGTCGATTCCGGGCGATGCGTCGTAGCCTGGGGTTCCGGGGGCCGGAACCGGGGCCATCGGAGACGAGGCCGCGCGGCGCCGCATCGCCTCACCCATCGCCCGCGCGAGGGCGGTCCGGGCGTTCGTGTCCCCCGCGATGAGGCCCTGCTGCGCCTTGTTCACGGCGGATAGGTCGTGCTCGCCCTTTGCCCGCTGCACCGCGACCGCCATGTGCTCGAGCGGGGACGATGCCACGTAGGCCCGGCCCACCTCGCGGCCCGCCGCCAGCGGAGTGGCGCGGAGTGCGTCGGCGCGGTGCGCCTTGGCGTTGGCAAGTGCCATCTGGTCGCTGTACCCGGCCATCTGGGCGAGCTGCTCCGCCATCGCTGGGTCGGAAATCGCCTCGAGCAGGGCCTCGTAGTCCATTCCGTTGTCCATGGGCATGGTTATCCCCCCCTTTCACCCTGCGAGAAGCGGAGCCAGCGAGGCTCCGCCGCTCATCTTGCTGTTCTTGCCCTGCTGCTGGATCCCGTAACCCTGGAGATCCCCGCCGTACTGCTGCATCGCTGCGGCGAGCGACTGGATCGGCTGGGCCGCTCCGGCCGCAGTGAATGGATCCGACTTCCCGAGACCCTTGAGTTGGTCGAGCTCCGCCATCGGGACTTCGCGCGCAGCGAGGTTCTGCATGAACGTCGCCTGCCCCGCCGCCGTCCCCTGGCCGATGGCGCGATCCCGGGCGTCTCCGTACGCGGTCGTGCGTGAACGGTCGAAGTCGCCCACCGCCTTCTGGTAGGCCTCGCTTGAGGGATCGAGACCCTGGGCGGCCAGGTCCGCCTTCATGGCCTGCTCTCGCTGGGCCATCTGCGGATCCAACATGCGCGTCGCCTGCGAGTAGCCGGCGTCGATCGCCTGCTGCCGGGCCGCGTCGCCGGTCATCACCGGACGCCCCGCGTTGTCGAGCACCTGCCCCTGGAGACCCTCCGCCGCAGCGCCGAGCGTGTCGTTGAGCCCGGACCTCTGGGTCCAGTTGCCGTTGGCGTCCTGGGTCCACTCGGAGGAGCCGAACTCGTTGTACTGGTTCGGCCGGTTGGCCTGGGTCTGCTCCCGGTTCACCTTCTCCGAGGACTCGGCCTGAATACGGGCCGCCTCGTTGAAGTCCGGAGCAGCCGGAGGCTTCGCCCCCTTGCCGCCGCTCATCTTCTGCTGGCCGCGAGGGTTCGCCACCGTGGGCACTCCGCCCAGGAAGTCGCTACTCGTTGGATCCAGCGCCCTGCCGACCGATCCGCCCATTAGGCCGCCCTCCGACCGCGTCGATCGCTACCGTAAACGGCCTCTGTTCCGACAAGTCCTCGATGCACGCGGGCACGAATCGACCCCGCCCGTACTCCAGAAGACCGCTCCCATTCTGCCGCAGACATGGTGCGTTCCCCGATGGTGACAAAGACGGTCGAACGCTTGTTGTTCGCCTGTTCCAGCGCCGTCGCCCACCGGCAGTTTCCGGGCTCATAGCCCTTGTCGTTGTCGATCCTGTCGAGCGTCTTCTCCGTGGGCCGATCGCCCATGTCGGCCAGGAAGTTCTCGAACGTCCGCCAGCGCTCACAGACCGTGATCCCGCGGCCGCCGTAGTCGGCGTACCTCGTCCACTTGGTATCAGTGCACCGCTGGATCATGCTGTGCCATGCCGACCACGTGCTGCTCTCCCGGCCTCGCCGCGCATGCCCGTGCCGACCCGTGCATCGCTTGGTGCATCCACATGACAGTGCCGTGCGAACGGTACCTGAGCGCATAGGCTTGACCTTCCCGCAGTCGCACCGACACAGCCACCACACGCGAGGAAGGTTGTCGCGGACGGGCGGCGCTGCTCTATCGACAACCACCAGTTTGCCGAAGCGGCGCCCGACGAGATCCTCGGGGATCGGACCGCGCCTCATGGGCTGCTCCTCCGCCGTACGCCGGGAGAACGTCGAACGTACCGACAGTCGGCTTTTCTCATCTCAAAGAACTCGACGTCACACCCCGGGCCGGCGTAGTCCCTGCCGGTGTGGACGTGCCGGAAGCCGAGGTGACGCACGAGTTGGATCGATCGGCCGTTCGTCGACAGCACCGTGGCGGTGACCGCGCGCTTCCCGAACCCGGCGGGCGGAGCATCGAACGCAGCGCCGAAGCCGGCAGTCACGAGCCTCCGGAGTGCAATCGGGTTGTCCAGCGCGATATGAAGACCGACCGCGCCATCCCACCACGAGTCATATCCGACCATCCCGAGAATCCGTCCGTGCGGCTCCTTTCGGGCCCGGCAGGATTCGCAGGTGTCACCGCTCTCGGCCGCCATGATCGCCCGGAACGCAGGGTGAACCACCAGGGTCGCCCGTTCGGCGATCCAGTTGTAGTGATCCGGATGTGCGGCCCTAACGATCACTCAGATCCCTTCAGTGCCGCATCGATCATCGCCCGCTTGCGCTGCTCGGTTGCGAGCGCCTCGTTGATCTGGAGCGGAGCGGGGAGCACCTTGTCGTGGATGGCCCGATCGACGTTCTGACCGGCCTGCTGGCGCGGACCGCCTTCGGCCGCGCGGAGATACTCGAGGAATCGCTGCCAGAGTCCAGGCTGGGCGACCGGCTCAACCGGGCGCGCGCGACGCATGGCCTCGGCACGGGCGGCGGCATCGGGAGAGAGAACGGGATCGCTCATGGCATGGGCTTCCTTCTGTTCAGGGCTTCGGCGCGGGCAGTGGCCTCGTCGGCGCCGGGCAGGATGAGGCGCACCCCCTGTTCGTGTTCGTTGAAGTAGCGCGCGAGTCCTTCGGGACCGAGGTTCTGCGCGTTGTGCGGCGATGCGTAGAACTCCCATCCCCCTGGCCCCTGGACCCATCGCCCGCCGGCCAATCCGTTGCGGCCCTGGTACATGGACTGGTCACTGAATGTCGGGTGATTCGGCTTCTTGAACTTGTCGGTGAAGTGACCCGCAGCGAGGTCGCCGCCCTTCACGTCGCGGAAGAGGCCCCGCATGTCGTAGTCCTGAAGGTCATTCAGGATCGGCCGCCTCAGCGCGGCGGACTGCCGTGAGGCCCAGTCCTGGAACTGCTGCTCCTCTTCCGGCGACAGGTCGGTGTTCCACTGGAGATCCGGGCTGTTGGCCACGGAACCAGGGATGGCGCCCGGCACCACACCCTGACCCGTGGGCAACTCCCGATGCTTCCGCATCGCGCCGGCCATGGCGGAGGCGGCGGCGCCCCGGAGATCGTAGGTCGGGTCACTCACCGGAAGTTCCCTCCCTCGTCGTAGAGAATGTCGGCGCCCACAAAGGTCATGCGCGAGACGGTCGCCCCACGGATCGCGAGGGCGAGCTCCGCCCCCGAGCCGAAGGCGCCGAAGTTCTGGCGCTGCACCTGATACGTCCCCGCCCACTTCGCCTGATCCCAGAGTGCGGCGTCCCAGGCCGCGACGGTCTGCGCCACCGAGGCGGCCGAAGGCGGAGCCGCCTCGGAGAAGTCGAGTTGGTAGCGGGCCTCGGCGTTGAGAGCGACCGCTCCGCCCTGGGACATGACCTCCACCGTGATCTGCTGGATCCGCTTGCGGGTCGGACGGCCCAGATTCGAGAAGGCGGTGACGAGGCTCCAGTTGATCGCGGCGTAGCTGTTCGGATCGGAGAGGAGCACCGCATCGAGGTAGCCGTCGTTGACGCACACCCGGCCGTCCTCGGTCCCGAAGTAGAGCGTCCCGCTCCAGGGCTCAGCGCAGACACCCATCGGCATGTCGCGGTAGCGGTGCCAGCCCTTCGTGGTGAGGCTCATCACGAGTTGCTCGGTCGGCTGACCGTCCGCGATCGGGACGAGCACCATCAAGGCGGCATCGGCCGGGTGAAGGCGCATCGCCCAGCCGCGCAGGCTTCCCGTGGCGGCCTGCATCTGGTTCCACAAGTTCGCGACCTGGAACGTCTGGTACTGGGTCCGGTCCGCCGCGACGATCCCAGAGGTGAGCCGGGAGAGCGGGACGATCCCCGTGGACGTCATGAGGAGGACATCGCCGCCCGAGTCGGTGGTGAGCCTGCGCCCCGCCGGCACGGATCCCGCGAAGTAGACGCCACGAAGCTGGAAGGCTCCCGGGGTGGCTGGGTCGGTGCCTTGGTACACAACCACGTCGCCGCCGCCAGAGACCGCGACGAGTTGGTCGTCCATCCCCGACCCGCCATCGAAGGTCCAGGACGCGAGGCAACGGAGATCCCCGCCGCGCTGGAAGCGGTTACCGAAGGTAAAGGAGACGGCGGGACCGGCGACCGCCCCGATCCCGAGGTACCATCCCCGGCCCGAGTCGCGCTCCACGAACCACAGCCGGTTTTTCCAGGCGAGCACGCCCACGAGAAGCGTCGGATCGACCCCGGAGATCGCGGTTCCCGGGATCCCGCCCTGGGTCCAGGTCGATCCGCTCTCCTTGTAGGTGAACACCCCGTTGGCCTCGTCGGTGTAGACGAGCCAGTGTCCGGCGGAGTTGACGAACACGGTGGACTGGCCCCAGCCCGAATCGTCGTTCTGAGTGCCGAACGTCACGACCCGCGTGGGCGGGGTGCCGTGCCCGGACTGATCGCCCGAGGCGGACACATCCCAGATCCCGGACTTCGTTGCGGCAAAGAGGCGGTTGGAGGCTCCGTCCTTGGTCGAGCCGAAGTAGGGGAGGATCGAACGGACCTGCTCGCCAGTGCCGAGGATCGCCCACTCGCGCCAGCCGAGTCGGGAACGGAGGCCGTATTCGGCTGAAATCAAGTTGATGCTGAGAATGCTGCGAAGTGGAGGGATCGCGACACCCGGAGAAACAGTGTCATCCCCTCCGATGGGAGCATCCAGATGCAGAGTCTGGAGGCGCGACGGGCGCGCCCTGCGCGCTGCCGTCAACACAATGCCCCCTGTCCGTCGGGCACGAATGCTATAATCCGAGTATGGCCCGCACGAGACGCCCAGAAACGGAGCGATTCCTTGAGAAGGTTAGCCCATGCCCCATCACCGGATGCTGGTGGTGGACAGCGGCGTCCTTGCCCAAGGGTTACGGTCAATTCGGTAACACCGCGTCGCGAACTCCCGAGCTCGCGCACCGAACATCGTGGCGCATGTTCCGTGGTCCGCTCGACGCATCCCTGTGTGTCCTGCATCGATGCGATCAGCCGTCCTGCGTGAACCCCGACCATCTGTTCCTCGGAACGTCGCAGGACAACGTCAATGACAAGGTCGCGAAGGGACGTCAGATCCGAGGCGATCGACATCACTGGCGGATTCACCCGGAGCGCGTTCCGCGCGGTGACCGCAATCCGGCGCGCCGATTCCCAGAGCGCATGGCCCGCATCACCCGTGGAACGATGAACGGACGCGCCAAACTGACAGAGGCTCAGGTTGTCGAGATGCGTACCCGGCACGCCGCCGGGGTAACTGCCGCAGCCCTCGGCCGTGAGTACGGAGTGACTGACGCCATGGCGGGGCGCATCGTTTCGCGCCGAGCATGGGCGCACGTCCTGTAGGGCGCGGGGCGTCACTGGCCCCATGACCCCTCGGGTACGTTCCTTCCATCGATGAGCCGATCGAAGGGGCGGGCCCGCCGCCCAAGGGAAAGCACCGTCCCGCCCGTGTCCTTTCCGATGCAGTGCTCGAGCTTCTCGTCGTAGCGGGCCTGGGCGGCGGAGGTGTCCCAGCCCTTCTCCTCGCACCAGCGCAGTTTGACCGCCGCGACCATCAGGTCGGAGTCGTAGAGGACCGTGTCCGTCGACGCGTTCGGGGCGTCCTTGTCCGGCGCGCTCGCGTTGATGCTCTGAACCCAGTTCGTCGACTGGTACTCGAACGCCACGGTGGCGTTGGCGGCCGGAACGACCGGGAACACGAGCAGACCGCCCACCTTCCGGAAGGCAATCTGAAGCAGGACGTTGATGAGCCTCGCCTTCATGTACTGGACATCCTGCGAGGTGAGCGGGCCGATGAGCGGGAGGTGGGCGGAGCGGTTCCAGCCGGACTGGTCGATGAAGTCATGGAAGTCCGCCGGCAGGGCGTAGCTGGTCGAGACGCCGTCGGTGACGAACGTCGCCTCCCGGACGAGTTGGGTCCAGTCGTGCTCGGTGTTGAGGTCGTCCCCGGCCTGCCGGAGGAACTCGCAGAGCTGGAGGATCTGCGGGTCGGTCGAGGCGTAGGGGTCGGAGAAGTTCCCGAGCCCGAGTTGGAGCGCCGCGCGCGTGATGATCGTCCCGGCGCTGTCGAACATCGACTGCGCCGGGGAGGTCGAGGGCGTGATCGCGACCGTGCCGGGCGGAGGGTTCCCGCTGATGGAGTCGAAGAGTTCGACGCCGTTCAGGGTGGCGATGTACTCGATCGACGTGGAAGGAGAGAGGCCCCAGTCCCAGGAGAACAGGTATAGCCCCTGGCCCCGTTCCGTGATCGCCGGCGGAGTGACGGGGTCTCCGGTGTCGCCGCGGGCGAAGCGCGAGAACGTCGGCGCCCCGCCCGCGTTGGCCGTCCCAAAGAACAGTTCGTAGACCTGGGCGGCCATGACACCCCCTCGCTACGTCCGCGCCTGCTTGCCCTTGCTGGGAGCCTGGGCCTCGGCCATCTCCGCCATCTGCCGGCGAAGAACCGCCATCTCGTCGCGGAGCCGCTGCGCCTCGGCGCGCGCCTCCTCGACCGGAGCGACGCCACGGGCGGTGGCGAGCCAGTCCTGCGCCTTGCGCCGATAGGCCATGTACGGCCCGATCCCCTGGATCGCGGTGTCGGACAGCTTGGCGAGTTGCTCCACCGTGCGGACGTTGAAGTAGGAGAGCTCCCGGACCTGGGCCTTGGTGAGGCCCGGCCACTGCTCGAGCGGGGTCCCGGTGGTCGCCTGGGAGAGGCCCTGCTTGAAGAGGTTGTACTTCTCCCGGTACGCCTCGATGTCCGCCTGCCGCACCCGGCGCACGGGCATGTTGTCCTTGTCGCCCGGGACCACGATCCGGATGAACTCGCGATCCGTGAAGATGGGGCGCCCGGCCGGCGAGACCACGAGCAGGTCCTTGAACTCGTGATGGTCGCGGAGAAGGGTCGCCTTCTCCTTCAGGTCGGCATCGTGGGAGAGTCGGCGCTCATCCCACTCCTCATGCGCCTGGGAGAACTGGCGCTGCACCGGGGGAGGCGCGTCCTTCGCCGGCTGCACCGGCTCCGGGTCCGAGAAGGGGAACTCGGCACGGAGGGCGGCGAGCGCCTCCTGCTCCATCTTCCGGATCTCCTTCACCTGGGGGTGCTTCTTCTCGATGACTCCGCCCTCGGTGAGGAGCTGGTCCGGCTCCGCCTCCATGAAGAACTCGACGTAGCAGCCGCCGTCCTCCTTCACTGGCTCGAGGGTCTGCTCGTCGATGAACCTGCCGCTCAGCTTCTGGGCAACGTCCTGGGCCATGCGTCCACCTTCCGTAGGGTGTCTGGGTGAAGTGGGTCCGCCCGCCACCCAGAGAACGGGCGGACCCAGGCCGCTGACGACGCGGCCGTACCGCTCGGACGAGCCGCCCACCCGAAGGCAGGCGGCCCGCCCGATTCGTCGCTACTGGTTCCGGCCGTCGTAGACCGGGTAGTACAGGTTCAGGATTGCGCTGTTGCTGTTGGCCGTGGTGCTGTACTGGCTGATCTTCAGGCCGTTGATGATGTAGCCGGTGGTGCCGACCGTGGTCTGGAGGCGGCCCGCGGTCGTGCCGATGAAGACCGGAAGTCCCTGCGCCCCGGTCCCCTGAGTCCCGAGCTTGGCGTAGTCGCACACGCCGTAGACCTGGGCCCAGCCGTACACGTTGGTGGCCGAGAGGGCGGCCGGAGCGATGCCGATCGCGCCCTGGGAAGCGGTGTTCCCGGAGACCGCCTGCATGGCGCTGACGCCGTTGATGAGGCAGGCGTCGCCCGCGGTGGGAGCGGAAGCGCTCGCGCCGCAGACGAACATGAACTCTCCGTACCCGTAGGTCGGATCGAGCGCCCCAGCGATGAGACCGAACGGAGCCGGAGGAGCCTGGCCGGGGGCGGTGCCCCAGGTGCCCGTTCCGGAGACGCTCGGAGCCCCAACCATGGGCTCGATGAACTTGTAGGCGGACATGTTCCTCCCTTACAGGCTCGCGGTCAGACCGGCGCAGAACGGCCGGTTCAGGTCGTAGATGCCGGAGGCGGAGACCGCGGCCGTGTTGCTCTGGTCCGCGGGCACGCACAGCCCCTGGATCCGGTTGCCGGCGACGACGTTGGACACCACGATCCCGGGCGTACCGGCGCAGATGTAGCGCTGCACCCCGGCCCCGTTCGACGTGTTAGTGCCCTTGGCGTAGTCGACGCGCCCCTGCACCTGCACCCACCCGTAGACGTTCGTGGCGGAGAGGACTCCGGCCGCGACGCCGATCGGGAAGTTGGACGCGGAGTTGGCCGCGGCGAGCAGAACGGCGCTCCCGTTGATGATCTGGACGAACTGGCCGGCCGACGCGACGTTGGAGCCTCGGCAGTACTGGAACACGCCGAAGCCGCCAGCCGCGCCGGTGCCCGCCGCGACGTCGCGGGCGGGACACTCGAAGCCGACCGGAAGCAGAGGGGACGAATCCGCAGCGCTGACCTGCGGGAACCCTGCATCCGGGTAAATCATCCTGAAGTCGCTCATGGCGTTCGCCTTTCTGAACCGACCGGGCTAGTGGTGGATCTGCCGGCCGCAGAACTGCGGGCCCTTGCCGATGACGTTGCCCATCCAGCCGATGAGCACCACCATCGCGTCCTGGTTCAGGGCGTAGCGCTTCTCCGGATCGAGCGAGGTGAACTGGCGATCGGTGTGGGGACGAAGCTGGAAGTACTTGGTGTTGAGGAAGTACCCCGTGCCGTTCGTGTCGGTCGCCGAGCCGCCGATGCCGCCCGCGAGGACGACGTCCGCGCCGAGGAAGCTGGAGGTCTTGAAGCCGAGTTCAGCCTTGCTCGAGTCCACGAACCGCTGGATCGCCTGGAGGGACGCGATGTAGGTCCCCCAGTAGGTCTGGGAGAGGAGGACGAGGTCCGGGACGTCCGCGCCACGGACGCACTTCCCGTAGAGCGTGGTCATGCGGCCCTGGATCGTGGTGCTCGAGGGCGCGCCGGCGTCGTCCTGGAGCTGCGAACGCCACATCGTCCAGGTCTGACGGTCGATGCCGCCGTAGACGCCAGAGGTGACGGTGGTCGGGACGGCGAGGTCGAGGCCGGTGAGGCTCTTCCCGCCGTAGCTGGTGCCGTCGCCGTACAGGCCGCGCTCGACGAAGTTGGCGAGGGTGTTCTCCGCCACCTCCATGCGCGCGTCGAGCAGGTCGAGGATCTTCGCCTCGCCCTTGTTCTTCATGCGGTCGAGGCCGCTGATGACGACCGCGGCGGCGAGCTGCTTCCACTGGAACTGAGCGGAGGTCAGCACCTCGGCCTGCTGAACCGGGAGCGGGTCCATGCCCGAGTACCAGCCAGCGTTCGAGTTCTCCGCGAAGCTGATCTCGACGTTGATGTTGTCGCCGCCGTCGAGGGTCTTGATGTTCCCGCGCTTCTTCAGGTACGTCAGGAACGGGTTGTTGGCGGTGACGTTGTCGGCCACGATCCCCGACCGGTTGTCGATCGTGGAAGTGGCGATTTCGGCGAGGTTCGGAACGGCCAAGGGGTTACCCTGCCCTTCTCACTGCAAATCGAGGTTGTCCGCGGTCTTTGCGCGTCAACGGGTCCAATCCCGTTCGCCCACGCCCCACCGCTGGGGCTCGCTTCGCAGTGAGTCGGCCGGAACCCGGCTCCCACCGAACTGCCGTGCTACCGCGAGGAGTTCTCCATCGCCTTCTGGAGCATCGCGCGCCGATCCTTCGGGTCCACCGCCTGCGTCACCGCAGGGGCAGGCTTCGAACGAACCGTCGCCGCAGCGGTTCGGGCCCGTGCCGTCGGTGCCGTGGCACTCGGCTGGGCCATCGCTGCGGCCTGCGCGCGCTGCTGGAGAACGCCCTGGATCTCCTCGTTCATCTTCAAGGCCCGATCGTACGCCTGCTGGTAAGTCACGTTGCGTCCACCCTTGGCCGCGGCGTCGAGGACCACCTGCATGTCCTCCCAGACCTGCGGATCCTGAGCAAACTCAGGGGAGGTCGCGAGGAACGCCTCGAGATCCCGGTCCGCCCTGGAGCTCACCGCCTGCTGAGTGAGGCCTGCCAGCTCCTCGCGGATCGCCGCCCGGTAGTCCACGGGCTGCTGGGCCTGCGGCTGACGGTACTGAGGCTGGGGAGCCGCCGGAACGCCCGCCCCGCGCCGCTCCATCGCCGCGTTCACCGAGTCCACGTCACCGAACCGGACGATCAGGTCGGCGAGAATGTCGGCCTTCTGCTGGGGGGCGCCGTAGTGCAGGGCGGCGTAGGTCCGGACGACCGACATGGCCCCCGAGAGCGGGTCCATGCCCTGCGACCGGAAGATGCCCTCGAACGGGCGCAGGCCGTTGTCGATCTCGCTCCGGAACTTCTGGGCCTCGCCGTACTCGCGTCGCAGGCCGGCGTTCTCCTGGAGCACGCGCCGGGTCTCGCCCTCGGTGCGCAGCACGGCGCGCTGGGCCTCCGGGGTGAGCTTCCCCCACTGCTCGCGCTCGGCCGGGGTCCAGGACTGCGGGGGCTTGGTCTCCGGGCCCTTCGGAGCGGGGGCGGCGGCCTGGGCAGGAACGGCAGGCGCCGCGGGCTTGGGCTCGGGAGCGGTGCCGGGCTTCGCCTTGGGGGCGGCGGCGGCCTTGGGGGCCTTGGGCGCCTTCTCCTCCTTCTCCTTCGGCGCTGCGGCAAAGCGGCCCTTCTCGTCGCGCTCGCGGGCGGCCTTCTGCTCCTCGGTCTCGCCCTCGTGCTCGGCGGGGGTCTCCTCGGCTGCCGCGGGGGCCTCGACAGGCTCCTCCGGAGTCTCCTCTGCGGCGGGGGTCTCGACCTCCTCCTCGTCGCCGGCGGTGGAACGGTCGAATGCCTCACGAAGCATGGCGCGGCGGTCGGTGGTCTCGGGCATCTGGAACTCCTGGGTGCTCCCTTCGCTTGGTGGAACTGCGGCGGGGCTCGCCGGCCCCGGTGTCTCGACTCGCCGCTCTACTCGGTTGGCTCCGCGGTCCCGCGTTTCGCCCTGCGGATGGCGACCTCGCGAACCTGCTTGTCGTAGACCTTCTGTGGCAGCTTCTCGATCTCGTAGAGGCGCTTCCCGATCGCATCGCGGCGCACGCGCTTCTGCTCGGGGGCCGCGAAGCCCTGAGCCCGCTTCGCCTCCGCCTTGTCCCATGCGCCCCCGGGGGCGTTGTAGTCGTCGATCGTGGTGAGTCCCTTCCGTCGCATGTACTCCTTGTGGTCGCGCCGGGAGCGGAACACGTGGCCGTCGATCGGGGACCGCACGTTCTCGTAGTGACGGTCCACTGAGATGGGGGCGAACTTCGCCATGCGCGTCTGGTCCATCTCGATCTCCCAGGGCCGGACGAGCTTCTTGCGCTCCGAGTCCCAGACGAACGAGCCGCGCTCCTTCGCTCCCCGGCTCCTGCCGAGGCCGGCTCGGTCGTAGCCCTCGTCGAAGGCCTTGGTCTGCGCTTGGCTGACGACCGCCTCTCCGTTTGCCATTCCGCGGGCCATTACGCGCCCCCCACAAGGAATCGGTACAGGTCGCGGTGCCAGACCGCGTCCGCCAGGGCGTCGTGTTCTCGCTCTGCCTTGGCGGGGACGAACGACTCACGGGGAACGCCACGCATCGCGGCAACCTGCTGGAGGTCCATGCAGAACTGAGGGAAGTGGCGCGGCAGATCCACCATGGACCCGAACAGTTGGCAGAACACCACCCAGTCGTAGTCCGCGAAGTAGCCCCAGAACTCCGGCGCAGGATCCGCCACGAACATCGCGATGTCCGAGCGGATCTCGTGGCGCTCCTTGCGCGGCCCCCAGAGGAACGGGATCACGTTCTGTCGGACCCACGGGTTCGCCTTATCGAGCGGCGCGGAGGCGTCCTCGGCGTAGTACGTCCGGCCGTCCTCGGCTGCGATGCCGATGCTGATGAGCCGTATCGGGTCCCGCGGCCCGGACTCCATGAACTCGGTGTCGAGGAAGTATCGCATCAGCCATCCTTTCGCTTCGACTTCACGAACCAGCGCGCTCCCTCTCGGGCGCACTTAGGGCACATCAGGTATCGACCGTCCTCGCTCTCGAACCGGAGGTGCGCCGGCAACGGATGGTCATCCGGCAGCGGGTCGCGCAGCCGATACGCGCCCTGGAAGGTGTACGGCTCCAGGCAGCGGGCGCAGGTGGCGGGGGCGCCGAGGGTCACGGACACCCCATTTCCGTGTGCTGCTGGATTGCTCGTTGGTACGCCTCGCCGGCTTCACTCGCCTCGCTCAGCGTCATGCCGCAGAGGCAACGGCAACGGCACGGCTCACGGTGGAAGCAGCCGTAGAAAAGGTGCCGTTGCTCGTCCGCTCCAGGGCAGCGGCCCGGTCCCGGCGGACGAGGCTCGAACGGGAATCGGGCGAGAACGGCCATGGTCACCAGTCGTCCCCCGCCACCTCGACCCGCAGGACGTGAACCGCGATCCACTCGCGGACGCTGAGCCACCACGCGCGCAGCCGCCGGAGAGCCAGGATGCGCCACGGGTCCGGCGGGAGCGGCGGACCGACGAAGACGGGAAACAGGGATGTAGCGAGGTCCGCTTGGAGTCGGCTGTATGCCTCGCCCATCCGGCTCTCCAGTGCGTCGCGGCGTTTGGCGCGCGCCCCGCGCGGCATCATGTCGATCGGCCCGCACCCGTAGCACATGGGGCGCCCGGTGATGTCCGGTCCGATCTATCCGCCGCACAGTTGGCACGGTCGGCAGACCGGGCAGCTATAGCCATCCGCCCCTCTCTCCGTCCCGAGAGGATCTCCGCACTTCCAGCAGACGACGCGGACGGCAGGTTCGCTCACCGCTTCACCAGGGTCGCCACCGTGTCCATGCAGGCCTCCTTGTAGAACTCGATCGCGAACTGCTGCGCCTCCTGGGCGCGAACCGTCAGCTTCGGGTTGAGCCCGTAGCCCCAGGTCGCATCGAAGTCGCAGGTGTAGGCGTCGTTGTGCGGAGCGTTCACCGCCCGCCACGCCTTCTGGAGGTAGAAGAACCAGAACTCCGAGACCGGCGGCCACTGGTGCGTCAGGTCCCCGTAGGCCCGGGTCGAGCACCAGTGCGGCGTGATGATGAGGGCCTTGGCGCCCTTCTTCATGACCCGGTGCGCCTCGTTCACGAAGTGGATCCGCTCCGCCGAGTTGAGATGCTCGACGAGGTGGGAGCAGTGGATCTCGTCCACCGAGTCATCGTCCCACGGCCACTGCGCCTTCCCGAGGTCGCAGACCACATCGACCCCGGGGAACTCGCGGCAGTCGACGCCCGTGAATCCCTCCTTCTTCGCCTTTCCACACCCCAGGTCGAGGCGCAGCGGGGTTGGTGCGACGACGGTCAGCTCGGGGGTGGAACTCGCGGCGGTCTCGTTCGACATGGTGTCTCCTGGGTGAATGCGGGGTTGGCGGGCTAGCCGTGGAGCCACTCCGGATGGTCGAGCGTCCACTTCACGACGCGCTCGAGGCTCTGCTCGAATGCGACGGGTGGCTTCCACCCCATCGCCGCGAGCTTCCCGCCATCGAGGCCGTACCGGAGATCGTGACCGGGTCGGCTGCTGTGGAAGTCGACCAACTCGTAACTCAGCTTCTTGCCCTGGACGTCGGCGATCATCTGCGCCAACTCGAGGTTGTTGACCTCGCGCTGACCCACGACGTTGTACTTGTCGCCCGCCTTCCCGTTCTTGAGGATGAACATCGAGGCATCGGCCACGTTCCGGCAGTGGATGTAGAACCGCGACCCGGGCGTGGTCCTTGTCTTGTCCGCGTGGATGGTGACGGTCTTCCCGTCGCGAACCTTGGCTATGGTGTTGGGGACCATCTTCTCGACGTGCTGGCGCTCGCCGATCAGATTCATCGTGTGTTGGATGGTGACCGGCAGGCCGAACGTGTTGTGGTAGGCGAGGCACAGCTCCTCCGCGCCCGCCTTCGTCGCCGCGTAGGGGTTGCCCGAGTTGTAGCGGTCCCACTCGCGATAGTTGGTTCCCGTGGGCGCCGGACCGAACACCTCGTCCGTCGAGAAGTAGATCATCCGCTCGGGCTCTGCCCAGCGACAGAAGTCGAGGATGTGGGCCGTCCCGCAGACGTTGTCGTAGACGAACTCCGCGGGATGCGTAATCGACCGGTCGACGTGGGTCCCGGCGGCGAGGTGGAAGACGTAGTCCACCGGACCGATCTGCTGGGCGAGCTGGCTCGAGATGGGCGCCTTGAGGTCGTGCCACACCCAGCGGCAGCGGGTCCGGTACTGCTCCCACCCGCCGATCTGGGCTACACGGTTGAGATTACCGGACGTGTCGAGTCGGTCGAGGAGAATGACCTGCCAGTCGGTGTTCTTGAGAATGTGCTCCACGAGGTGGTGCCCCATGAAGCCCGCCCCACCCGTCACCATCGCGACCGTCATGCGACCTCCTGGGCACTCGCCATCAGATAGTTCATGGTTTCCAACTGGTACTTCTCGAACCAACCCAGGCGCGCGTTGCATCCCTGGCAGAGCAGGCCGCGAACGACGCCGGTGACGTGGCAGTGATCGACATGGAAGGCCCCGCGCCCGCCGGGCTCGGAAGTTCCGCAGATGGCGCACTTTCCGCCCTGATCGGCCAGCATTGCGGCGAAGCGAGCGGTGGTGATGCCGTACTTCGCCAGAGTCTTGGCGCGCTCGATCTTTTTGATGCGCTCGATGTTGTCCTTCCGCCACTCGCGGCCCAGTTCCCTGACGCGCTCCGGGTGCGCCTCCCTCCACTCCCTTGAACTCTCGCGCGCACGCTCATGGTTCTTGGCGCGCCACGCCTTGGCCGCGGCCTTGGCCATCTCGCGGTTGCGCTCGTAACGCTCTCGGCACTGCTGAAGCCGACGGGCTCGCTGCTGTGGCGTCTCGTTGAGGACGCGGCTGCTCTTGGCAAGTCTGAGTGGTAGGCCCATCGCGTCACCACATCATGTCGGGCGGACCGAACTTGCCTTCCAGGTCGTGGTGTCCCACCAGCACTCCGCAGTCGACGGCGCAGCGGTGCCCGAACTGCCGCGCCCGCTGCCAGAAGTAGAGATCCTGGGTCGAGACCCCACCGTCACCCGAGAGCGTCATCCACCACGGCCGCTCGAGTTTCTTCTCGGCGAGGCCCCGGAACATCGACATGCGATGAAGGACGAAACCCATCCCGAGCCCGCAGCACTCGACGAGCTCACCGGGGCGCGGGACCTGGGGCCGATAGTTCAGCACCGGATCGCTCGGGTCGCCCCAGATTTGCGGGACGCCGCCCTCGCCCTTCGTCCAGTAGAGCCCGGAGATCGCCGACAACTCCGGATGCTCCTCCATGCGGCGGATGAGCTTAACGAGTCCGTCCGGCGGCGGAGCGTTGTCCGCCTCCAGCGTCAGGACGAACTCCCAGGTGGAAAGTTCGGGATTCTGGAGGACCGAGTCCATCGCCTGCGAGTAGGCGTCACCCACCTCCATCCCGAGAGCCAGGATCCGGTAAGACGCCTGGTTCGGGGGAAAGATGAGGTTCCAGTGAGAGAGGGCGACCTTGGCCGAAAGGGTCTTGGCGCTCGGGATGAGCACCACCACCCGCTGTTTCTTCCATGATCCGCCCTCGAGAATGCGCGCTGAGGAAATCCCGAGGTCGGCGTTGTGCTTCCCGACTTCCGTCTGGGTGACGATCTCCATTACGGCTGCCCCCCCGGAACGACGGTGTTCATCGCCTTCAGGGCCTCGGTCCGCTGCTTCGCTTCCTCGGTCTGGATCCCCATCGCGTGCTGCTGTTGGGCCTTCTGGATCTCGAGCCCGGTCTTGACCGCGTGGGCCTTGGCGTCGATGACCGCCTGAGCCACCCCGAGCTGCGCCTTGGTGGACTCCGCGCCGGCCTTGACCTGCGCCGTCTGGAGTTTCGGATCGGGCGGAGGAGGCCGCGGGGGCTGTTGCGCGGCCTGTTCGGCAAGCTTCTCGACCTGACCCACGAAGGCGTCGAAGGCCGACTCGACCCCGGAGGCCCCGGGCATCCCGGCGACGAGCCACTGCGCGGTGCGGAAGATGAAGGCGAGCGCGGGCTGCATCGCCGCCGGCCCGCCCGGCATCGAAAGCTGCACGAGCGGCATCATCGACTGGAAGTAGGCGCCGAGGCCGGAGAGCACCTCGCTCCGCTGCTGCTTGAGTTGGGCCCAGTCCTGTAGGCTGATCTGCTCCGGCTTCACCACCACTCGGAAGTCGAGGTGCCGGTCCTTGATAAGCTGGGCGGCCCGCATGATGCGCTGCGGGTCCTTCCCGTCCTCGCTCCGCATGATGCAGGACTGCTCGATGATGGTCTCGATCGAGAAGTGCTTGGCAATGACCTCTTTCCGGATGCGCTGGAGGTCGGTGGCGTAGCGCGCCACCTCCTTCTGGAGATCCTGGAGGCGGACCGAGGCGAACCGGGCCTTGATCGCCGAGGTGGTCGCCGTCTCGCTCTGGGTCTGCTGGCCCCGGATGATGTCCCCGAGCCCGGTGATCTGGAAAATCTGCTCGATCACCATGTTGCGCTGGGCCACGAGGGCCTGGACGGTGTTGACCATCTCCTGGATGGGCAGGAGTTGGAAGGCGCCGGCCATGCCGCCCTTGGCCATGAACTCGGCCCAGTTGGACGTGGGGATGAGTTCCAGTTCGCACGCCTCGTCGAGGAGCCGGCCCAGGGCCTTGTTCGATCGGTCGTAGCAGCCGGCGACCTTGATCGCCTTCACGATCCCGCGGATGCGGCTCGTGAGCTCGTCCGCCTCGTCATAGAGGTCCCGGGCGTAGTCGTAGTCGGCGGTGGGCAGGTAGGCGTCGGTGGTGGCGTTCGCCATCATCGGCAGCGGGAACGGCCAAAAGTCCTCGAGCCCGAGCGGATCCTCGCCCTCCGGGTTGTCGACGTGCCAGAAGACACGCTTGTGCCCCTCCACCCGGTAAAAGACGCGCCGGTACTCCTTCGACCAGATTTCCCAGACCCGGGCGCGCGACCACGGGGTGTCCTTCTTGTTCTCGCCGCTGCCCCTGCCCTTGCCAAGGGAGAGCGGGATCTTCTTGCCCTCGTCTCCGAACGCCTCGACGAGCTGCTTCCGGCCCATGTCGGCGGAGAAGGCCCACCAGCGGAGTTCATCGGAGGTCCGAGCCTGGTTCCAGAGCTGATCGCGCCAGTTGGCGTAGACCGGCTCGGCCTTCTCGTTGGTCGGCTTCTCCTGGGCAGGGACCGCGGGGGCGAGTTCACGTTGGCCTGAACCCTGGCAAGCATCGCAGGGCGCCGGCTCGCCGCCGAATGCATCGCCCAGGCTCGGACCGGGCGGCATCATCCCGGGAACCGTGGGCTGCATTGGCATCGGCAGAGGCGCCGCGACCTGCCCCGAGCCCTGGCACGCCGGGCATGGCCCCATCTTCGCGGGGATCTCCGGGATCTGCTCGAACTCCGCGGAGAACTCGACCCGCGAGCCACACATCCCCGGGAGCAGCCGATCCTCGGTGCACTTCGCGATGACCGCGGAGAACCCCTTGGACTCGTTCTCGAGCCCGGTGTTCAGGATCCGCTCCAGCATCGTCGCGGCGACCCGGGCGTCATCGTCCTCGGAGTCCTCGAACCGGCGCGCCACCTCGCACTTCGGGGTGTTGCCGACGAGGATCGCGCGCTGGGTCTGGATGTTCGATGGGAAGATGTTGATCCGGGCGTCGTTCGCGGAGAGGCTGCCCGCCTTCTTCGCCCGGTAGCGCTTGACGACCTTGGCGCCCTTCTCCTGGAAGGCCTTGATGCCGAACCAGTCCTCGCCGCTGTCCTCGCGGGCCGCCCGGAACTCCGTGTCCCAGTACCGGTTCCAGCCCTCGGGGGTCTCCTCGAACTGCCCCTCGATGGTCTTCTCCGGCTCGGTCGCGATCGGCTTAGCCTTGGCCATCTAGTCCCCTCAGTCCCGGTTCCAGCGGCGCGAGTTGTCGCGAGCACGCCATAGGTCGTCCAGTGTGAAGGCACCGTCAGCCTCGGTTGCGACGGGGCGCTCGTCCGGCTTCTCGACGCGGGTGGATTCCTCGGCCCGGCGAGCGACGAGGGCAACGCCGCGGGCCGCGTCGGACGGGTGCGAACTCCAGTCGTGGACCGGCTGGTTCGAGAACGTCTTGCGGTCCTCGTCCCACTCGTAGTGGTAGGCCTTGAGCGCCTCGAGCCCCTCCTGGCAGCGAGGGTGGAACCGAACGTTGCGCTGGAGTAGCCACCGGAGCGCCTGGATCCCGTTCAGGAACGAGTCCTCGGGGTAGATTCCGACGCGCTCCACGCCCCACCGCGCGATGGCCTGCTCGATGACCGATGCGCCCGTGAGGTGCTTCGCTCGGGCGTCGTGGGGGAACTCGTGCTTGACGACCCGGACGCCGGCCAGGGAGGCGCGGCGGTCCGCCTCGTCCATGTAGTAGTCGAGGGTCTTCCCCTGCCCCTCGCAGTAGTCGAGGAAGTCCGCCCCGTCCTCCCGCGCGGCCCAGAGCCAGAAGCAGGTGGCGTCCCCTCGGGCGCCGGCTCCGCCTAAGTCCCAGGTCGTGAAGGCGCGCGCCTTGTCCGGCTCGAAGTCGCACACCCGGCCCGACTTCTCGATCGCCTCGATCAGGTCTCCGTAGACGGCACCGACGTTCGCGGCGGTCCAGTCGCAGAGGTACTCCTGCCGGATGATCGCCTCGGGACGTCCGCGCTCGCGCTCCTTGGAGAACGTCTGCTCCGGATCGTAGGCCCGGGTGTCGTAGAGCGTCCGAAGCTCGCAGAAGTTGTGGCGTGGGTTCTGCGCCGCGGCGACCTTCATGCGGTCGAACAGCCGCTTGCCGTGGTTGTTGCCCCGGGGCGTGTAGAGATACGCCTCCCAGCCGTCGTTCTCGCGGAGCATCGGGGCGATCATGTCCGCCGCCTTCGGCTTCGCGATGCTGTACTCGCTGTGCAGCACGCCGACCGGGCCGGCGCCGACGTTCTCGATCTTGTCGGTGCCCATGATGCGGTAGATAGACCCGCACTTGAGCTCGACCATCATCTGCTGGTTGTCCCGGCGCTTGACGATCTCGGCCGGGAACACGTTGTCGATGATCCGCTTGCCGTCGGAGCGGAAGCCTTCCCAAATCGCCTTGCGTCCTTGCTCGAATGTCGGAAACGTATGCCAGTAGGCGCCGATCCGACGGTGCATCAGCATGACTCCCGTGTGGGCGCCCATCAGGTCCTTGCCGCCGCGGCGGTGCATCACCTCCACCGCCGTCTTTCCCCGTCCGTCCGAGCCTCCGTCCGTGAAGAACTGCATGAACGGGCGCTGGTACCAGCGCGGGGAGAAGTCGTGCGGGAGACGAACCGAGGCCGCCGCTGGACGGCCGCCGGTCACGGCCACGGCGACCACCAGGGTGAGCAGGACACGGATCGCACTCACGCGCCCGCCTTCAGCCGCTCATAGGCGAGGTTCAGGGCCTTCTGAATCCAGGCCGTATCCATACCGAAACGACGCGGCACCGAGACGGTGCGCCACTGGGACCAGATCGTCCGCTGAACGCCCGAGAAGGCTCCGAACTTTCTCCGCAGCGCCGCCCTGCGCTGCCTGGTCGATCGGGACCACATCAGACCATCCTCGGGTGGGTCCACTCACGCCCGCACCGGCGGCACTTCCAGCGGAGATCGCCAGGCCAAGGGGCGTGGTCGTACTCGTCGTTGTGCATCCCCCAGCGGCACAGGTCGCGGTCCCAGAGACGGGTGTCCGTCTTTGCCGGCAGAAGCAGCCACGACAGGAGGCGGGCGACGTGGAGCAGCGCCACGCCGATCCAGTGCGGGACGCGCCAGATCATCCCTGGGCCCTCTCCTTGAAGGCCCCGCACCACAGCTCCGGCCTCGCGCTCGGCCAGATCCCGACGATGTTGAGCCGCGGCTCACCCGTCAGCGAACTCTTGCCGGGCATCGGGAACGCTTGCGGCGGGTTCGCGCGGCACTCCTGCTCCTTCGCGCAGTAGAACCGGCAGTCCTTGCAGGTCCCGAGGATGGCCGTGCTGGAAGACAGTGGCTCGAGAAGGCTGTCCCTGCTCATGCCGCACGCCCCTTCTCGATCATCGCCAGGATCGTCGCGCGCGCGACCGCAAGACGCGCGTCGAGCAACTCCTCGATCTTGGATCCCTGGTTCTTGAGCCGCTCCAGTCCGGTCAGGGCGATGGTGGCGTGGACCGTGTCCCCAAGGACGACCGGGCCCAGCTTCCGTCGGTCCCGTAGCTCGGTGAGCACGTCGCGCAGAAACGCAGCATCGACGTGAATCGGCATGTGCGAGAACTCGCCGGGACCGATGTTCCGCTCCGCTAGGGCGAGCACCTCGGCGATGTACTGGTCGTCGAGCCGCATCACGCCGCCCTCCCGTTCGCCCGCGGCGCCGCCTTGGCCCGGATCGCCTTGATCATCCGCTGGTGCTCGACCTCGGCCCGCGTCGAGACGCACCCCGAGCACCCGCAGCCCTTCGGGCAGTCCTTCGCCGCGAGGGCGTGGGCCTGGGCGAGGTTCAGGTGGCCACGGGCCTCGGTGAGCCTCGCCATCGCGGCGTGGTAGTGCCGCTCCTGCCTGTCGCGCTCATGCTCGTCCTGGGTGGTGACGGGCATTAGCGGATCTCCTCGTCAACCTCGAGCGCCTCGACCGCAAGCAGGGCCGTGTTGAGACGGTTGTCGTTGTCGAACCACGCCACCGGTGCTGTGTCCTTGGTGACTAGCCCGATCACCGTCATGCGCGGCCCCTCGTCGGACGACCGAAGCCACACCACGTCTCCGATCTTCAGCACGGGGGCGCACATCAGCGCTCCTGCTGGGCGGCGTACTGCCGGGAAATCATCGCGTCCTGGGGCCGGCACTCGTCCTCGGTGCAGCCGAGCCACGCGGCCTGGGACTTGGTGTGGCCGCAGGGAAGGGTCTCCTTGGGCGGACGCGCCGGAATCGCCTTGATCGCCTCTGAGATGGGACTGGGCTTGGCCATGGTTCTCTCCTGGGTGGGTGCTGCGTTACCGCTTGCGCCGGCGCATCGCGTCGGCCAGCGGAGAGGCCTTCTTGCCCTTCGGCTTCACGTCCTCGGTCTTCTCGAAGGCAGGGGTCTCGCCCTGCTCGTGGGCGACGGTCTCCTCGCCCTCGGGCTCCGTCGGAGGAAGGGGACGGCGGCGGATCGGAAACTTCGGGGGAACGGGCATCTACTCCTCCTGCGCCTTGCGGCGCCTCATGGCTTCCGAGAGCGGGCTGCGCTTCTTGGGCGGCAACGCCTTTGGGTTCAGCGTCGCGTCAGCGAACTCCTTGCCAACCGACTGCGGGATGCCGAGGGTGCTCTCGCCGTGTGCGGCGGCCTGCATGGCTCGGAATTGGGCCTGCGAACGGGCGGGCATCAGGACTCCTCCGGCTCTTTGGCTAGGTCGCGAATCTCGACGACCAAAGGGCCGCCGTTCGGGCCCCCGACCTCGACCTTCTCGCGCAAGAGCCCCTGGATCTTGGCGAGGTCGGCGAGGGCGGCGCGCTTGTCGTGCCAACGCACCTTGCGGACGTCGCCGGCCTTCGTGCGCTCCTCACCGAAGCCCTCGAATTCTTCGAAGGTCTCCATCCCGTGAAGCGCCCTGCGGGCGTCCTCGGGAATGTCGTGGACGAGCCGAAGGTGGCCCTTCTCGTCATAGAACTGGCCGGGGTCGACGTAGGCGAGGCGCGCGAGCTCGAGGAGGGTCCGCTCGGCGCTCACTTCCATCGCTTCGCGCTCGACCTTAGCAACCCGAGCCGCGAGGAAGGCCTTGACCTTAGCGTGTCTCAGCAAACGCGATGCAGCGACCGCAGCGCTCTTGGGGGCGAACCCGGCGCGGATTGCCGCCTGGGTTCCGTTGCGATCCTTGAGAAATTCAACGATGAACGCCCGCTGGCGCGGGGTCAGTCCGTCGTCGTCCTGTGCCGGTCGCCCGTTGCTAAGGTCCGTCACGACCCGCAGACTAAAGGGCGTCCCGGGGTCCGTTGCATCGGGGCTACTTCAGGAACGCGGCGAGGCGGAAGCGCAGAACCCGAACGCGAATTGCTCCTTGGGAACCGGACGGGACCGGCAGTGGCTCAGGGCGCTGGGATGCCGCAGCCGGAACTCCGCCCGGACCCGGCCCCGGCCTCCCTCGGTCGCCGCGAGCCAGGCGATGGCGGCTCGCCGGAAGCACTCCCAGGCTCGGCGGTAGGCGACGGGGTCGTCCGCGTCGCAGTCGACGAGCCCGATCGCCGCCTCGAGCACCCGCTCTCGGGGGGTGCGTTTGCCCTGGATCCCGAGGAGGGCGACATGCTCCCCCGCCTCGTCCATCTCGACCGGATCGACCATGTGCCCTCCCTTTCGCTCCTTTCGGCGCCGGGGCCGTGATAGCCCCCGGACGCCGCCACGCCCTGCGCCCCACTGCTGGCGCCCTACATCCCCGCGACGACCCAGACGACTGCGCAGACGGCCGCGGTGGCCGCCCAGAAAGCGAGGTCGCTCATCGCCTGGTTCCCTTCTGCTCCACTGCCTCGGCATCGAGTCGGGCCTCGATCTTGAAGGCCTCGTCATGGCAGTGCATGCACTCCCAGCACGGCCCCAGATCACCGCCAGGGGCGACCGTGCAGCCATTGGGATGCTCTGGGGTCGGGGCCTTCCGGGCATCCCATAGGATTTCGTACGACCGCTGGTAGTTGCTCATCGCTTGGCCCCCTCCCTCAGCACGCGGACCTCGCACTCGCCGAGGGGACCGAAGAAACGAACCGGCTTCGCAATCAACGGCCGGTCGTCGGGCCCAACCATGGCCTCGATCGCGTCCATGTCGTCCCGCCTCACGAAGTAGAGGTTGAGCGGGACGCCCTGCTCGGCGTGACGCACCGCATCGGCTTGGAACGCGTCGAGTACCTCTTGCCCCCGGGCGTTGGCGGCGCGCCTCCGCTCGTTCGCGGCGAGACGCTCTGACACGTCGTCCAGCGGAAACCTCATGACTTGCTCTCCTCCCCCGTGGATGAAGTCGCCGCCTGCCTGAGCTGGTCGAGCAGGCCGAGGTAGCCGATCGCGTCGGTGACGTGGTCGGGGTTGCTCGGCGAGTACCCGTCGCGCACGAGTTTCATGCACACGAGCAGGCGGGCCACGTCCTCGGCGGTGAAGGGTCCGCCGTGGGGCCGCATCGCGTTGAACGCCGCGGCGATGCGGGAGAACGAGTCCGTGACCGTGCCGTACTTGCTCGGACGGTCGGAGTTGATGATCTGGTCCGCCTCTGCGATCACGTTGCGCTTCACGCGGCCTCCGAACGGCCGAGCGTCGCGACGGCCTGAGACGGCGCGTTCACGTACTCGATGTTGGGCAGGAAGTAGAAGACGCAGGCCCCGACCTCGCGCGTCGGGCCCACGACCACGATCCGCTTCGGGTGCTCCGTCTCGCCGAGGGCGATCCCGAGTTCCACGTAGAGGCCACGGCCCGTGGGGTCGTCGAGGATTACGACGGCCTCCGCGGCGAGAACGCCCATGTAGTCCTCGAACGCCTGCTGCGCGAGGTAGCCCCGCACGCGCTCCTGGCTCCAGCCGGCCGGCGGATCGTCCGCCCTCGTCCAGTCGTGCGTGATCTCGTGCCCCGCCTCGCGGAGCATCCGCTGGACCGACCGCACCTCGTCCTTGCGCGTCCAGCGCCCTGCAACGTAGACCCTCATGGCTTCCTCGCCTCCTCCTGCTCAACCGCGTCCACCCAGTTGCACGCCTCCGGCTCTGGGTACGGCTGCACTGCTGGGTCGAACGGAACCATCGGCTGCGCCTTGCGTAACCCGCTCTTCTCCCCGGTCATCAGGAAGAACTCGATTCCCCGAGTCGATGCCTCGGGCATCCGGGCCATCACGGGAACAGAGCCCGAGGAAGTCGCCATCCGGTAGAGAGCATTCCACTCACCGACAGGCAGAGCTCCGCCGCGCTTGCACTGAACGAGCAGCACACCTCCGCGCTTGATGGCCACGAGATCCACGGGTGACCGTGACCCCGGAGACCGCATCACGATGTAGCCGATCGATTTCAGGTAGTCCCTGGTGCGGTACTCGAACGCACGGCCCACCCGATACATCGACTGTTTGGGGACCTTGGCTTCGATGACGTGCTCCCACTCGTCGGCAAAGAACCGCTTCATCGCCCGAGCGAAGCCCAGGTCGTCGTAGCCGTGCTTCTTGCAGAACTTGCCGAGGCCCAGGGACGAGGCCTTGAAGGCCGCGAAGATCCCGGCCGCGACAGGTTCCTCCATGTACTTCCACACGGCGCCGTAGCGCCTTCCGTGCTTGACGTCCGTCAGGCCTAGGGCGCGCGCCTGGCGGCAGATGAAGTGCCTGGTGCGTCCGAGCCTGCCCGCCAACAGCACGAGCTGGCCCGCATCTCGGTGAATTAGGTACTCCCGGCGCAGCACCTCGGAGTCGGATTCCGTCCAAGGCCTGCCGTTCCCCGTCGCCGTGATTCCTAGCCCCTTGAGTCTCCTCGCTACTCCCTGGCCGGAGATTCCGAGCATCTCGCCGGCCCTCCAGACGTTCTTGGTCTCCTCGTAGGCCTTGATGACGTCCGCGTCCGAGCACTTCGCGCTCATGAAGTTCTCCTAGGCACGACGAACCGGGCCGCGGCGTAGGAGGGGGCGGGGCTCACGTTTTCTCCCAGTGCCCGAGCATGTGGCCGATGATGAAGGCGCCCACCACCGCGAGCAGAGCAGCCATCCCGGGGTGGTGAGCGTCTATGAACGCCGGCGCTCCAAAGACGCAGACCCCGAGCACGACCGCCTCTCCGTAGAAGCTCACAGTCCCCTCCGCGCTCGGCTCGCCACCATCGCCAGCCGGTGACAGGTGCGGCAGCGACGAGCGCCGCTCATCACGACCCAGTCGTTGTGCCCGCGCTTGCACCTCGGGCGCATGCGGGGGATCTCCACCTCGTCCACCCGCTCGGCGAGGAGCTTGTCGTCGAGCCAGCGCCGGCGCGCCGCGTCCTCGTCGGCGAAGCGGTGCGCCACCATCGCCACCGCGAGGGCCTCGGGAGAGTCGTTCATGCCGCCTCCGCCTTGACGCCGAGTTGAGTCAGGAGCGCGTGCCGCTCGTTGTGCCGGCGCAGCAGCTCCTGAGCGCACCGGATCAGGTAGGCGTCGGGAAGGTCTCCCGGAAGCGGCAGCTTCGCCTCCCGCTCGCCGTCACAGGACCAGCAGATGCCTGCCTTCCGGTAGGTGTTCGTCCCGCAGGCTTCGCAGGGGACGGGATGCTTGCCGTCGCTCACTTGAGCCTCCCGACGGAGCGGAGGGCGGCGCGCTCCTCGCCGCATCGGCACGTGCGCCCGCAGTAGTCGCTGTGCAGGAGGGCGACGTACCGCTGCGCCAGGTCCAGCGCCTTCGCCAGCGCCCCGGCTTCAAGGGCCTCGGTCGGGATGCCCTCGACGGCCGCGAGCGCCGCCGCGATCCGCCGGGCCTCGCCGTCCGCCGGGACGTGCGTGTCGCAGTAGCCGACCAGCGTGTTCACGGGCTTGCCGCCGCAGGCGTAGCAGGTCATGTCCGAGAACGCGCCGTCATCGGCAGGCTCAGGGCTGTGCTTGGTCTCGCTCACTTCGCCCCTCCGTTCAGCGCCGCGGCGTAGTTCCGGGCGCGGTTGATCGCTTCCATCCTCGTCGATGCGTAGAGCCACACCCGGCGCCCGTCCGGCTTCAGGACCGACGCTTCCCAGCCCTCGTCCCCGAGGTCCCTCACGCCCTCGAAGCGGGCCTCGGGGGGACGCTTGGGGAACTTCGGCTCTTGGGGCAGGTAGCCGAGGTCTTCGCGGACCGAGGTCATGAGCCGCTCTTCCGTAGCGACGGGTCCGTGATCTCGACGAACTCCCCCACCTCGCGGAATCGATCGTTGAGCCGCCCGCCGTCCGCCGTCAGGTAGCGCGCTCGGAACGCATCGAAGGCGAGGTTGGTCGTCATCACCGTCGGGAGCTCCCAGTCGTAGCGGTGATCGAGGAGCGCCTCGAAGTTCGCGGCCGCCCAGCCCTTCTCGTCGCGCGGCTCGGTGCCCAGGTCGTCGATCGCGAGGAACGTGGCTCGGCGCAGTTCATCCCAGCGCGCCTCGTCGTAGGTCCCGGTGCGCGTCAGGTCGATCGCCTTCACGAACATCCCGCGACGCGACTCGGCTGCCCACGCGGCGGCGACCGTCTTGCCGGGCCCCACTCCGCCCGCGACGACCAGAAACGTCTTCCCGCTTCCGAGGAACGCCTTGACGGCTTGGATGGCGGCCGTGTCCTCGACCTTCGCCGGGTCATCGATCAGTGACCACAGCCGGCGCGGGATGCCATCCGCCTCGCGTCGGGCCTCGGTCACCTTGCGCTTGCGGTCGGCCTCGAGCCGCGCGAGCCACGCATCGTGCTCCCGGGTCTCCCGCTCCGCCTGCTCCTGATCGGCGCGGTACTTCGGGTCGGTCGCCATGCGCCGGTCGTGCTCCTCGGCAGCGCGACGCATCCGCTCGACGATCGACGACGGCTTGAACGTCTCAGGTGAAGACACGCTTTCCTCCGGTGAATGCGGTTGGCGGCGAGGCAGGGACGGTCGCGGTGCGGGCGGGCGGGCCTGTTCCGCGCTTCACCAGCGACCGAACGACAGGGACGAGGTAGGCGAGCGGGACACTGCCGCGATCCCCGTCGCGCTTGTTCGCGGCCTGGACCCACGCGGCATGCACGGCGTCGGCGCCGAGGATCTTGATTAGCCCCTCGGCTTCGCCCCAGAGCGCGGCCCGCTTCCCGATGTCGACCCCGACCCCCGCCTCGGCGGCGCGCTTCACGGCGGCAACGAGGTCGGGGTGGTTGCCCTGGACGTGGACCCCGAGCGGCTGGATCGGAGCGACGGGCGCGACGTCGTTCGTAAGAACGACGTGGTCCGTGTTTGGTCCGTGTCCGTGTAGGGGTGTGACAGCGGGCGTGACGTCACCCGTGACGTCACTAGTGACGGCCGCCGTGACGTCACCCGTGACGCCGGCCGCTGCCTCCATTAGTTTCGCGACCTTATCCCTGCGCCGCTTCTGGCGGATGGCGTTCCCGAGCTTGCGCGCGACGTGCGGCGCGAGCCGGGCGGCGACCCCATGCACAACGACCTTCCCGGCCTCCCGCTCGAGGACTCCGACGGCGTGTAGGGCGTCGAATAGGACCCCTCTCCGCCCCTTCCAGTTCGCCGCGCCCTCGATGGTCTCGGGGGCGACGTCGGGGTCGAAACGGTCCTGCACGTGCTTGTAGCAGTAGGCGTAGAGCCGGGAGACGTAGGAGTCCGCGAGCGGTTGGCGCAGGCGCGAGCACAGGGCCCGGATCTTCGGGTCGTCGTGGAAGTCCACGTCGAGTTCCATCCAGTCCAGGCCGGCCATCTACCGCCCTCCATGGAGTGACGACGCCGCGAGCAATGACTCCTGCTTGGGCTCGGGCTCCCGCGTGCCCTTGAACAGCCCGAGCTGCTCTCGGGCCCCGTCGATCCGCTTCTGGGCGATGGCGGCGTAGGGCTCGCGCGGAGGCCGGTTCTCGTCGGGATCCCCGGGGTCGCCTTGGTCGTAGTCCCAACCCACCGCGAGGCGCCCGAGCCGCTTGGCAGCGACAATGGTGGAACCAGCTCCCGCGAACGGGTCCGCGATGAGGTCGCCCGGATTCGTGAAGTCCCGGATGAGCGCCTCCATCAGCGCGAGCGGCTTCTGGGTCGTGTGCACCCGGGCGTCATCCTGCTGGCGGCCGGGACGCTCCACGGCAACGGGGAACGGGTAGATCCCTTGCTTGCCTCCGCCGTTCCACTTCTTCCGGCCCGGCTGGTGGCAGACCGTGATCGCCTCACAGGCGACGGCGGGGCGATCTCCCGTGAACTGCGGAGTTCCGCACACCTTGTGCCAGAAACACGTGCGCACGTACTCGAGGCCGCGCGATTCCAACGCCTCGCGCCACAGGTGGGCGCTTTCGGTGTCCGAGAAGACGAGGACCCAGCGACGCGCGATGCGGGCGAATTCGCCGGAGGCGGTCAACAGCGTCCGGCCGTCGAGCGAACCGAACCCCAGGTCCGCGCGCTCGCTCGGGACGCCCTTCCACGCGGCGGCTCCCCGCATCGATCGCGTGTGGACATGCTCGGAGTACGGCGGGTCGGTGATCACGTGGTCCACCGACTTGTCGGCGAGGGTGCAGAGCCCCTCGGGACCGAGGCAGTCGGCCAGGATGACGCGGTGCTCGCTCATCCCTTGACCTCGGCGGGGGACTTGGGCGTGGCGAGCGCGAAGGCTTTGCAGGGGCAGTGCACCAGGCAGGCCCCGTTCCGATTCGGCCCGGCGTGAGCGTCGCGCGGATGTAGGCATTTACATCGCTCCGGCGTGTCGATCCGCTGCTCCAATTCGTCCCGCTCCGCCAGCAGCGCAGGAAGGACCTCGCATAGGACGAACCCCACATCACCGCCGGATTCACCGGTCCAGTTCGTTCGGTGCCAGGCCGCGGTTAGCTCCCGACAGCGAGCGATCATCTCGGGGGTGATCTCGGTCTTCGCGCTCCGGCTCACGTCCGACCCCCGCTCCCGCCGCACGAACCGACGAACACGAGGCTTTTCCAGACCGGCTTGATCGAGAGGTTGCTCGCAACGCTCTTGCGGTACTCGCCGGTCTGCACCATCAGCTTCGCCTTCGAGGCCCGGACGATGACCGGCCCGAGCGCCCTGGAGTCGTGGGGACGGTCGAGCCCAGCCGACCACAGATCGTCGCAGAAGAACGAGGGGTGCGTCCGGAGGTAGGCCGAGAGCGCCGCGAAGGCCCGCTCGTTCCATCCCGGGTCCGCGTGCTCCTCGACGCGGCGGAGGGCGTCTGCGCGGGCTGCTGCGGCAGCGGTCAGGGAGAGTTGGGTCATGCGGGCCTCGCCGTGCGAATCGGACGGGGGGCTCGCAGCCACACCTTCCCGTCGCTCGCCTTGTCCATCGGCTCCCACCCGGCCTCGATGAAGCAGCGTCCGGCGGGCGACTTCTTGGAGCGGCGGCGCTTCGTTTCCTCGACCCCGACCGAGGTGATAAGCCCGTCCGGCGGGGGCCATCCCCAGGCTCGGAACGTCAGGCGAGTCGCCTCACGGACGAGGTCGGAGCTGAGCCGCGGCCCCTCGTTGCGAAACAGGGTGCATTCCCAGGCTTCGAGGTTGTCCATGCGTCCGACCTCGGGATCCGGCCGCCACACCACCCAACCGGCGGCACCGTCCGAAAGGAGGAGACAGAAGTTCGTTCCCGGACGGCAGAACTGGTTGGAACCAGGCGACTGGCGGGTGTAGTGGCGATCCGCGAGTCCCAGAAGCGCGGTGCTCCCCTTCCCGTTGGACGGGACCCGCCACGTGGCGGGGCGCGCGTCGGGGATGAGGATCAGGGGGAGCGCCGCGTTCATGGCTAGAACCGGAACGGCGCGCCGATCTCGAAGTAGAGCCAGCGCGGCGAGACGTAGACGTGCTTCCCGTCGGCCGTCTCGTGGCGGTGGCCGCCGATGGCCGAGATCGCGATCTTCCCGGGCGTGAGCGTGAGGGTCTCGCCCCCGGGGAACGTGTACGTGCGGGACTTCTCGTCGCTGATGTCCTTGAACTCCAACGGCATGCGGTCCTCCTTCGTGGTTGGTGCTGCGGTGTTGCCGCTCACTTCGCCCTCGCGATCCGCTCCGCGCGGAGGTCACGAAGGGGGTGCCGTCCCAGGTTCGGCGGGACGCAAGAGCACTCCCGCGAAGGCCACGCGCAGGCTGGGGCCGGGTGCGGGTGCTCTCTCTGAGGCTCCGAGGAGCACCCCGCAGCCGCGATGAGGGCCAGGACGATGAAGCGCGTCACGGGGCCACCTCCGGGTTGCGGCGCCGGTCTCGGCCAACGGTCGCCATCAGGGCGCGGAACAGGAGGTCCCAGGGACCGAGGCGCTTACGGGGGAAGCCCTCCACGCGCCCCTGCATCCAGACCTTCCCCTCGTTGCCCGGATTCGCGTACTCGGGCGAATTGAGTAGCCGAACGTCGTAGTTCCCGACGTTGGCCCGGTCCTCGCTGTCGCCGGTGTTCGCGATCGTCGCTTCGCCCAGCAGGCGCATGCGCTCGCGGTTCCCGTGCGGCCACAACTCGACCCGGATGTAGATCATCGCGAGCACCCCGCCATCGCCACGAGAGCCAGGACTAGGGCGCGAGTCACGGCAGCCTCCCGTCAGCGCAGACCGGGCCGGTGCCGCAGATGCACGATCCCCAGAATGCGCCGGTCGACTGAATTCCCTGGAGTGGAAGCGGGTGGCAGTAGCGAGCGCACTCCTCGCCCCGGGACACCGCTGGCTTCCGATCTCCGCTGCACCCCGAGAGCGCCCACGCGAGTCCGACGACACCGAGTACGACCGCGAGCCACGCCAGCGTCTTGCGGGGGTCGATCTCCTGCTTCGGAGCCTGGATGACGTCGACGAGGCGCTCCACGCGCAGGGGGCTCACCGTCTGAGGGCCGGGGCGGGTCATGCGGCGCACTCCTTTGCGAACTTCGGCGGGCCCGGGATCCACGGCACGTTCTCGTCGACCCAGGCGTGGTACTGGCGCGCGATCTCGGGCGGCGTGCCCTTCGGCGCGCGCGGCAGGTAGCGGTGCGCGACGACCGAGCCGCCTTGGATCTGCGTGGAGAGGATCATCGGCGACGGGTCGCTATCCGTGATCGGCCTCATGCCTTGCAGGAGCCGATCGAACTCGGTGCGGGGCGGAGGCGCGGTCACGGCGTCCCCCCGTATTTCACCAGCAGGTCGACCACCGCCTCGCGCAGGTACGTCGCCCGCGGCACCCGGGTTCGCGCCCCGAGGTCGTCGAGGCGCCGCAGGTCGTCGGACGGCAGGCGGGCGAGCACCGCGACGAGTCCGGTCGCGGGTCGGCCCCGAAGGTCGCCGCGCAGCCCCGCCCGGAGCCTGGAGCACGCACCCCGGCATCCGGGGTCCAGCAGGCGGACGGGGGCGGTCTGCTCCTTTGCTCGCTGGACCGCGACCTCCTCGACGGAACGGACCATCTGCATGACACGCGCGCGGCTCATGGCGCGCTCTCCTCGTCGGTCACGAGGATGACGAAGGTGCCGGCATCGGACCCCGAGGGCTTCGTCGGAACCACGAGACGCGCGCCGCACGGGAAGCATGGAGGCTGCCCCGGCTTGCACTCACACGGCCGCGACGCGACCCAGCGGGCGAAGTACACCTCGCGCGGCGCTTCCGGCTCGGGGACGGGGTCGTCGAAGCCGCAGAGGCACTCGTCGCCCTGGCTGAAGACGGCGGGGCAGCCCTTCGCGTTGTGTAGCCGGAGCGGGTGCGTGCAGTCGGGGCAGAGGGCGTCGGCCGCCAAGGACGATGGCGGGACGGGCCCGGTGCAGCGCTTCGTGAACAGCGCTTCACCGAATGCGCCGCAGTCGGCGCACAGGCCCTGGCCGTCGTGGACGAGGTGCGAACCACGCACGCCTCCGCAGTCGGGGCAGTCGTCTCCATCCGTGCAGTGGTGCCCGGCCCGGACCCGCTTCGCCGGGAGAGCGGGCGCGAGGGAAGCGCCGCCAGCCACAGGGGCCGCGCCGTTTGCGATGAGGGCGCGGTTCGCCACGGCAAGCGCCCCATCCAGCGCCTCAGCCCGGGACTCGGCCGCTTCGGCGCGGGCCCGCCAGCGCTCGACCCCGGCGAGCAGGTCGTCTCGGACGTCGCCACCGTAGGTGCGCTCCGCCTCCCGCATCATCGCGTCGCCGCATGCTTTGCACGTCCCCAACTTCCGCCCGTGAATGCACCGGCTCATGCGTTCCCCTCTCCCTGCGCCTTGAAGGCGAACTCCTGCCCGACGAGCACGGCCGCGGCGGGGTCGAAGTCCACCCGCTTCTCGCCGAACGTGTTGTGCCACTCCGCCCCTCTCTCGTAGGCCCTGCGCTCCCGGGGGAGCACCGACATGAACCCTCCCACCGAGGACTTCATCGCCCGGGGAGGAGGAGCCTTGACTCTCTCCGCCCATCCGAGGAGCAGCGCCGAGACGTACAGGCACACCTGCGAGACGAAGGAACGCATCCGGCTCCCCTCCGTGGTGGTCACGGAGCGCGCTCCGAGGGACGGAGGGCGCCCGCGGTGAAGTGGGGTCGGTCGCCCCAGAACACGACGCCGAGCGCCGCGAAGCAGGCCCCAACCACCGGCCCGTGCCACAGCGACACGAAGATCGGGGCAAGGAGCACGCCCGTACCGGCGCCGATCACGAGCGGGGCGCCCCAGGCCAGCCACGCGCCCACCCAGATCGGCCGGTCGGTCCAGTACCCGCAGCGGCGGGCGCAGGAGAACTCAAGCGGAGCGCCGTTCCGGTCCCGGCGCCACTCCACGTCATCGGGGCCGCTGCCGTAGGAGTGGCCGTTCATGAGGCAGCGGAGGCGGTCGAGCCGCGACGCCTTCCGCTGGGAGTGTTCCGCCTTCTTCGGAAACCGAACCACCGTAGCCGTCTCCATCCGCTCCTCCTCGCGCCTAGGGCGCGTCCTCCGGGCCTTCGTTCTTGTGGGCCTCGAGCCAGCGGTTCCTCTCCTCGTCCTCCGGTGCGAGCCTCTGGTAGGCGAGGGCGAAGCGGGACTCGGGGGCGGCGGCCGTGGCGGTCCTCATGCCGTGCGCCGGAGAGAGTCCCCGGACCCGGCGAGACGAGAGACGGTGACCGCGGGCGGCGCTCATGGCTTCTCCTCGAGCGCTTCCTCGAGCCACGCCGCGTCTGCCTTGCCGCCCTTGGCCTTCCGCTCGACCCGGGCCCGGAACTCGGCGTCCGTCATCGCCGGCCGATCGACCACGTCGCGTCCCGTCGCGCGCGCCATCGCCCGCAGCAGCGTCCCGGTCTTGTCGAGCAGTAGGTGGGCGGCGAGGGCCTGGAGCGCGATCGACGGATCCTCGTCGTTGAAGACCCGGTGAGCCGCGGTCGCGTCCTTCCCCAGCATCGAGCCGAGGGTGGAGTACGAGAACCCGTTGTCCTGGCGCGCCGTCTTGGCAGCCACGGCGATGAAGACGGCCCCTTCGCGGCACTTTTCCTCAGTGCTTCCGAGGAAGAACTGGTCCCCGTCGATCAGGTGCTCCGATGGGTTTGCGGCCTTGTTCAGTGCTGCTTTGCAACCCTTTTCACCGGTGGTTTGGGCGAACGTTCCGGGCATGACGTGTCGTCACCTTTCGGAAGTGCTAGCGACTGCGCTGGGCGGGCTGGCCCGCCGAGCGGCTGGGCCGGCTGCAAACGAGGCGGCGGGCCATCTACTCGGCCTCGACGGCGACGAGGATGGCGGGCGAGGTCCCGAGCGCGCGGCCGACCTCGTACAACTCAGACGTGCGGAGGTCCTTCTTCCCGCTCTCGATGCGCGAGACGGTGGGCGCGTCGATGTCCAGCTTCTTCCCGAGGCCGACCTGAGTGAGCCGGGCCGCCTTCCGGGTCTCGCGAATCTTGCCCCCGACCGCCACCACGAAAGCACGCGCCTGCTTGGTCCGCTTCATACTTGTTTGTTTCGCACAACTTGCGGGGATCGTCAAGGACCGGCCGGGACGTGCAGACTTCCACAAGAGACGGTGCACCCATGACCTACCCCCGCGTCCTATCGTTTCGGCCAGCTATGACCACGAAACGACAGCCGATCCCGGAGCCCCGCTACACGCTCGAGACCGCCACGCACGAGATCGCGGACCGCCTCCGCAAGAAAGGACGCGGATCGCGCAAGGCGGTAGCACTCGGAATCGGTCTCACCGAGCAGGCCTTCAGCCACAAGATGCGCGGCGTCTACACCTCGCTCGACATCGACGAGATTGGACGCATCGCGACATTCCTTGACGCGCCAACGGGTTGGCCCTGGATCCCCTGGGGCGAGGGCGAGCGGATCGACGCCGCCCTGCCGCGCCGCGGACCCACCACGCGCAAGGGATAACGATGACCCAGCCCTACGCTGCGTCCGTGACAACGTAGCCAGGGCTGGGGACTTGCGGGCGTGACAGGGAGTGCTGGTACCGTACCCGGATGGCACACACTGATGCCCGCAGGGGGGCGGGGCAGGTTGAGCCCCCCACACAGATCGCAGCAGCACTGATCCTGAAGGACGAGGTGCGCCAGCTCGCGCGCCACCTCGCGCACGCCTCGGAGCTGGCGCGCATCGCCGCGGACGGGCCCGAACCCGAGCATGGGGCCGAGTACCTGCTCGACACCCTCGCGGATCTCCGGCCGCGCTTCCTGGCCCTCCAGGACCGCATCCGCCGGTAGTCACCCCCTCCAGCCGCTTCACCCATAAAGGGCGCGATTCCAACGGGATCGCGCCCTTTGCTTCGCCTAGCAACTTGCAACTTGACACAAGCCGCGGGCGGGAGTAACTGTAGCCCTACGCTTGTTGAATGTAGCAAGCAGCGGGGAGCGACGGAGCAGGCGGACGGGA